CTATCCATTTAACCAGTTTATGAGCAACTTCCTCATTCTTAAAGATGGTATGAATAATGTAATTTCCTCACCTTCTCTAATTGCTGACCTCCATATCCATTGAAGTAATTCAGATAATGCAAAAGCATCCTGATCAATTGATACGTCATACTTCTCTTTAAAATAGTTGTATAGAATAGTATTAACATATCTATTTATTGTATACGCTAAGTGTTTTTTATGTATAAATTCATTTGTAGCTCTTGCATTACATGAAACAAAACCTTTAGTATAACCGTTACCCTTGATCTTGCTTTTATGTTCTGCGTATGTTGTCCACATTGCTTCGTTACTTGTTGACTTGACTATATTATTAAAATAATTAAATACGTTATTCTTCACTTTTTTGAGTGTATAAGATGATTTATTTTTATACCAACTGGATGACAATGAAAAGTCTAATTGCCCAATCGCATTTAAGTTCCCTTCATAAATATTAATCTTATTCCTTATTTTTTCCTTGAGCTTTTTCTCATATTCATTATTATATTCAGTAAATGTATGCTGTCCGTTTTTAAATTCAGTGATGCATTTTTGATATTTGATGTTGTTTACATCGTAATAATACCTTTGAATTTGTGCATCAAACATATATGTAAGTATGTATACCTCATTAAATAAAGTGAATACATCTGAAGGGAAATTCCATATCAATATATTATCTTTAAAGTAAATTAGATTATTATTTAAAGCCATGTCACGTATATCATCGTATCGTGTCTCATAGTCCTTTTTCTCTTCATTCCATTTGACAAATTCGTCCTCAACATAAATTAATTCAGAATCAAACAATGTGGTTAAATCATGTTTCTTTACTTGTAATTGCTCAACAACTTTCATGACCTCATCTAATATTAAAGTATAATTCCCTGAAAGAATAAGCTCCTTTGTTTCATCATTTGCATTTTTGAAAAGGTTATGGGTGGCAACAATGTTTTTATTCTGTGATAAGAGTTCATGTAATGATTCAAATTTATATTGTGTTTTGTCTCCTTTCTTCTTCACCTTTGGTTCATACATTTGTCTATTATTTACGCTTTTTTTGATACGTTCAACTTCATTCAAGTATGGTGTTATGAATATAAAGTTTTCATCTTTACTAGCGTTATTCATTAGATTGATTGCGGCCGATGTTTTACCGCTCCCCATAATTGAATCCACAACTTTAATACTTGCCATTCTATACCCCCTTTTAATTATTATTTTTAACCATTGTAACAATAATTTCTCCATTCTAAGTGAAGGAACAAATATGGTTATAGGGTTCTTAATATCCCCACAATTTACAATCCAATTCAGCATTAATGATAAAGCATATGTATCCTCATCTAAGTTCGATAGTTCTTTATATTTCCTAGTTAAAAATGAGTTAGGAAAACAGTTAGCTGCAAAACATAAATAATTTTTCCTTTCCTTTTCTGATAACTGTCCATTGAGTGGAACAAATCTTTTTTTATTCCCCTTGAATTCTAATTGTCTAGCAAACTGTGTGAATGTTGTCCAGCAACGTTCTATACTTTTTGAACTGGTCTGATTATAAAAATAATTATTCATATTCCATTTTAATTGCCGCACATCCTCAGCATTTTTGGTGAACCATGTTTTACTGTAATCATATTTACTGTTGCCGCTTTGAAGAAGCTTTCCTTTTTTCTCATGAATTTTTAGATTATTTCTTAAAAGTTGTTTAGTTTCATTGGGAATGTTATTGCAAAAGAACACATCTTCCATAATATTAGATGGTGCTGAAATGCTGTGAATCGTGGTTGAAGTTAAAACATTATAAAGGGTAGATACATCTTCCCCATCTATCCACATTTGTTCGATTTTTAATAAGTCTTTCTTGTCCTCAACATATTCCAACACTTCAAAAATGAAATCATTCAAATTGTATTTTTTCCAATCTTTTTGTAACAGGTGTGAATGATGCAACCCATAGTGCAGATCAGTCACATGCTGTTCCCATCTTTTGAATACATTTGAACTACTGCCTATATACTTCAATGCCTTTCATTCACTATATCCTTTTAATTATTATATGTATTGATGAGCGATTACCATCACTCATCTTTTTTGATTACGCTTGATTCCAAAGTAAACAAACCATGAAACCGCAATTAGAACAAGCGTAACAATAAACACCGTATAAATAATGATCTGTGTTGTGCTGCTGAAGTATTGTTTGTTGAACAGGAATAGAACAAAGCATACAATAAACAATAAATGAGTAACCCATAATGGAATACGTTTCATGTTTTAAATTGTGTTTGATTATGTTATACTGTAGGTGAAGCTAGAGGATTACTCCTCTAGCCTGCTGTGTTATAGGCGTGTACGTCTGCGGTGCCTTGCCCGGTTTCGCTTTCGTATACGCTTTTTTCTTTGCTGTCTATGGCTTGTCTTGTTTCTTATTGCGGCTAACTTCTCAATAATGGTTAGTATATTGATTGTCAGCGTTGAAAGAGATAAGACAATAGCCAACACAACACCTACCCTATCAAACACAATGTTTTCCCCTCCTTTCTATACCTATAATTATATCATATTTAAACACCAATTAAAAGTATATTATGTGGTTTTATGGACGGTTTTATTTGTTGCTTATGGCTTGATCTGATAAGGATTAGCGGTAATGAATACAAATATACTAGGAATAGATTAAAGCTTGTCTGTGGGGCTGTGAGTGTGGTCAAAATGGAAATAAAAAAGACTCAGTTATAAAACTGAGTTATATACTTTTAATTTGTTTTTATAATATTGTTTATCTATATAACCTAAAATAGGTTTGTTATTGTAAAGTAACGTTAATTCAACAAGCACCTGTCCTTTATTGAATACAGGATTTTCAGTTATTACCTTAACCCAAAAATTATAATTGTTTTCAAGTAGGTTGTCTATGTCTTCTTCTGTGATAGTCTCAACGTTTTTTAGTTGCTTGTACATTATGTAATGTTTCCGTATGTCGTTATTCCATTCTTTATTGGATAGCTTTAATACATCGTAACTGTTGAAATAATATATCTGCTTTTGTGTCATTGTGTGTTCTCCTTTCTTGATTCTCGATGTTTCTTTACTAGCTCTTTAAGTCTTCGTGTTGCTTCGATTTCCTGACACTCCCCTTTCGCAACTGAAAGGCGATACTTTGCCCATTGTTTCGTCGAATCATCTAAACCCCAACTGAAACGTAAAAGAGTCATAACGTTTAGATCATTATTATGTTCAGCATGTGCAAACTCTTTAAACCATTTGCCTGTTTGGATAAATCTTAATGAACGCTTTCTAGACTTCTCACATTGTTTTCTTGTTCATTGTCATTTCCTCTTTCAGTTATATATGTATCGCTTAACTATATTTAAATTGTATCATGACTATTAAAGATAGTCAATACACTTCTTTTAATTTGTTTGTTTTTTAGAGAATAATATAGGTAAGGGGAAAGGGTTATTATTTGGTATAAGTGTGTTAGATAAAAAATAAGTCTTCGACTCGCCGCCCGCTGTTATCCAAACGATGCTTTATTAAAAAAGAGTGTGCTCTCTCATTTGATTACAGTTTCAATTTTTTTAAAATTTTTTGTTGAAATGGTTGACTTTTTAACATTATATTGTTCTCACTTTTTTTCTGAATCAAGATTCAATAAATCAAGTTATAACTACCCTTATAACCGTAAATGGATACCATATATTAGGCTATATAGGGGGGGTATATTAACATCCAAAATAACAAAAAAGGGAACGAATATTCCCCTAGCACTTCCATTTCCACACCATGATTATTTTTCGAATTCAGTCTATTTCAATCGTATTCGCTATCGTAAAACCCTTTCATCTCAACACTTTTCATCCCTTTGTTTTTCTCTAATACACTCTCCTTCTCACTCTAATTGATCTCATTTTCTTCTACATCAGGGGCTTTACGATTCACTCATCTTCTTCCCTAAATAGATAATACATAAATTCCTCGCAGCTACTGTCTTTTCTTCCCTTTTCTTATTCAATTACGATAACATTAATTTCAAATTTAACTTCATGATAACCAAAAAGAGACAGTCATTTCTGTCCCTTTCTATTTATGTTCCTCTTTCGCAATATCCCTTCCGCATCATTTTCTTTCTAATAAAACTTTTCTGTTACGGCTTTTTCGAATAAAGAAGAAACAAGTTACTAAAGTTAAAAATCCAAAAACAATTCCTCCTGTTTTTAAATTTTTAAACCATCTTATTTTATTAGATTGATCTAAAGCGTTATTAATATCTAACACTCCATGGCCATATTCATATTTACTTCCAAGAGGTATAGCTGTTTGAGAGAGAATATTTTTAATCTCATCATTTGATAAACTCTTATTCTGTTCTATCATAAGAGCAACAACACCTGTCGCATATGCTGCAGAGATTGAAGTTCCACTTCTTTTTATATATTTTCCATTCAAAGAGTTACTTAATATCTCTTCTCCTGGCGCCAAAAAATCAATGCCATTTCCTCGACTAGTCCTAAACCATTTTTTCTTATTTTTTCCTAGAGCCCCAACACCTAAGACCTCATCATACTTAGCTGGGTATGTAACTGTATCATTTACAGAGTATCCATTATTCCCTACAGATGATATCACAACGATCCCTTTTTGGTGTGCTTCTTTTATAGCTTTATGTAAGCTTTCAGACTTTTTGTCACCTCCTAAACTCATAGAGATGATATCGACATTATTGGCAATTGCCCATTGAATACCTTTAATTAAATCATCATAACTCCCTGAAAGTTTTTTGTCTAAAACCTTTACAGCATATATATCTGCCTTTGGAGCAATTGAATTAATAATCCCTGCTATATGTGTCCCATGCCCATTTAAATCGACGTAATTATCCGTTTCTTTAAATGATATTCCCCCTTTGATAGTTATTTGGTTCTTTTTTTTACTAATGCCTGAATCAAGTAGAGCAATTGAGACTCCTTCTCCCTTTAGATTATATTTCTCTCTGATTGTTTTAACTTCTCTGTATTGATTTTTTAAATATTCTTCCTCGGATAATCCATATGTCTCAAAAATTGGACAAAACAAAAAAATAACACAGCAAAATAATAATAGAATTAATACTTTTTTCATTTATTTCTCCTTTTTTTATGAAATTAAGAATAAAAATCCCTGTTCACTATTGAATAATAACCCAACCATGGTATAATAATCTAGAATTTTTTAATATTAGGAGGAGAAAAATGATTAAAAATTCAAAGAAGTTCATTTTCTTTTTAACCGCTCTGGTAATGTTCTTTAGTATTATTGGAACATCAGCGGCGCAAGCAATTGAGAGTAACACACCACCAGAAGAAATAACTCAACCTAAAAACCTGACAAGTCTATCTGACAAAGAGTTGCTGAACCTTGATATTGATGACTTAATAAAAGATAAAAAATTAGTGTCTTACATAGAAAATGAAAACACTAACCCAACGACTGAAGAAGTGAAAAAAGCTGAAAAGCTGATAGAGGATTTGTCAGAATCAGATATACTAATTGATGATGAAACTTTAGCCTATATAGACACTATTAATCCAGATATAGACCAAGAGATTCTTGATCAGATGGATCAAGATATTGATGATGAACAATTAACTTATGAAGTTGAGGGACAATTTGCAGGATTAGCAGCTAGGGTCATACTTTCTCAAGTTAAATCTTTGTTAAAAAAATTTGGAATTAAAGCACTTAAACCTTCATTTCATTTGGTAGTACGCATGGTTCAACGAAATATTTCTCCTGGTGATGTGCTCGATGCCATTAGAAAAGGGAAAAAATATTATGATCCAAAATATAAATCAACAGTTTATTATTATAAAGGCGTAGCTGTAGCGAAAAAAGGGAACACTTTAACGACTACTTACCGTTCAAAAAAACCAAAAGCACGTTGGAAATAATAAGGAGGTTCCAATGAGATCTTTCATAACTTATGATAAAGAAGCTGAATTAGGATATATATATGTTTTACCCCCTTCCAGGAAAATTAAAATTGAGTCTACAGATGAATTAGAGGTCAATGAGGATATCATGCTTGATGTTGACGTGGAGGATAGAATTGTTGGAATAGAGTTATTTGGGGATTCTGCACATGCTTTGAAAGAATTGGCGGGCACAAAAAAAATCTATTCCAAGTCTTTGAATGAAGATAATGAAAGTGTAGTTTATAGTCTCAGATTATCTGATAAAGAAGTGAATAAAACATTTAACGCTTTTGGCCTTTCTTTTTGTTTTAGTGATGATAAGTTTGAAGAGTTTGTCGGTTTTGATATTAATGATATATCAAAGTATGATGAAAAATTATTAGACAAAATGGTAAAGTAATAGATTGTTATTTGTAAGGGACTGGTGTAGTAACTATTCTCAGTCCCTTATTTTTGTTGCAATATCTTTGAGCATAAACATTTTGAAGTCTCCCCTTTTCTAACTTTCTAACACTGTCTTATCATTTAGATTTAAAAAAGACGCTCTGTTCTGACCATCCCCTTTCAATTACTGTATGCATCTTTCCTGTTTCCTAATAATATCAGCACTTTAAGGCTACATCTGTTTGTTGTTTAATTAACCACCTTCAAGCATTATTATAACTAAATTCTAAACTCTCTGCTTTACCTAAGGAAAAGCACATAATAGCCAATTCTCTTCCCCTTGCGAGTTAACAGATCTATTTGAAGTAATTGAGTTGGATGAATAATTCAACTCAAAATATATAGACAAAAACTAATTAAAAGTATATAATAAACAAAAATGAACGGAGGGTGATGAAATGTAAGGGGATTTTAAGAAAGTTAAGTCTAAAGAGATTACATAAACAGGAGTGATGTTAATGAAAAATAAACAGACAAACCAGGAGGAGCTTCATGTTACTAAATAATACTGAAGGTTACACCTTGACAGAAGACGTAAAAGTAAATAATAACGGTGATACATACACTATTCGAGTAGAAATTAACCGAGAATTGTCTATAGGGGAAACAGCTTTTGTAGGGAATACAAGAAACAAGATTAAAAGATTGAGTGAAAAAGAATTCATGTTTATTAGAAAAGAAGCAGCCCTTAATGATCGGATTTCGAACAAGCAATTAAACGAATTAAAAAGAGTCTTTGAAAATGAATTTGGTAATGGTGTTTGCTTATCTCCTTCAGAAAAGGTAAAACACATTAAAGCAGTTTTAGAAAGGAACCCTTGGATTGAAGACATAACCTTTTCGTCTTGTTCCTGTAATGCAACTGACGAGGATATTCATGCTTTACTGGATGAGCTTTCATCATACATAACTGATATTAAAATATAATACGAATTAAAAGAACAAAGAGGAGAAATGCTTTATTGGAGAATAAACAGTTTTATACATACAAGTTCAACTCTTCTAGACTTAAAGAATTTGGCTATAACATATCATTATCATTCGAAGAAGCTCAAGAGTACAACGAAGTTATTGCTTTATTTGATAATCAAATTTTAAGATCTATTAGGGACATAAAAAACAGGGAAGTTGACTACACATACCTTGAATTACTTAACAAAGAGAAGGAAACTTTACAAAGACTAAATCATTCACAGGATATTTCAAAGAAGTTGAAGGGTATCCAAAATGAAATTAATGAAATTCTGTTTATTCCAGAATACATAACAATTAAAATGGATCATCCCAGTCATTATAAATATTTACATAAAAATGGACTCACTTTAAATAATAAAAAGTTTATTCGATTCTCGTCTTCCGCGGGACAAGCAAGGGTTTCAACTGTTGTATTTATCGAAGAAGAGACTGCCAAAAGACTTAATCAAATTCTGGATAACGGAAGAGATTTAAACAAAGCCCTAGTCCCTTCTAAATTTAATGCTTATAAGGGGTTATCTGGCAGTGCTACCCAAGTGGTTAGTACTCCGCGATTTTGCTTAGTTCCTGATTACTATAGCGATACAAAAGTTAAAGTGAACTTTGTAACTGAAACAGACTATGAAGATGATGACATTATTGAAATTAAGGATATTGTTGAATCATTTAACCGTTTTGATGGACAAGGTTTAATTAGCTACGAAATGGCTAAAAAGTGGGCAGAGGAATTAGGTTTAGACTATGTCCCAGCGCAATGGTGTATCAGACAGAACTTTATTAAAGGAATGCTAAATACCTTCCCTATTCATGAGTTTTGCGAAAAAGTAAACAATTGGAATTATAGAATCAGAACATCTTATAAAGACTCTGACGGGAACCCAAAAATTGTGGATTTAAGGGATATTGATGTTATCCTCACTGAAAGCCAATTCAAACTCTGGGACAGCTTCCCTTCCATTGAGGTTTATGAAAATAACTGTAAAAAGAATAACTTAAAATGGGGAGTTTCACTGCACAGCCCCAAAAAAGATAAAGACATTTTGAAAATGAACTATCAATTTTTACAGACTCTGAATCTAAACCATGAAGACATTGAAAAGATCTGTGAGAAATTTGTTAACTGGATAACCGGGGTCAATTCAGGCAACATCTATTACACCATCTTGTTTCTGCTGGGTACTGATGTCACAGACGAAAAAATTATGAATTACATGGAGAAATCTGATAATCATTGGGTTAAGTCTTTAATAGTTAATCCTGACTTAATCAACGACAAATACATAAAAAAGAAAATTTATGACTTAATGAAAAAGAAAATCCAACGCGGATGCCTTGGGGACATAATCTTAGATGGCAACTTCCAGACTCTTGTTAGCGATCCCTATGCGATGATGCAGCACGTTTGTGGGCTAGAGGTAACAGGGCTTTTAGGTAAGCGTGAATACTACTCAAATTATTGGAATCAAAAAGGGGTCAAATATGTTGACAGTATGCGCGCTCCCCTCACCTATCGCAGTGAACATTTGATTTTGAATCTAAAACGAAATGAGCAGTTGGATTATTGGTACAGACATAATTACACAGGCATCATTGTGAATGTGCATGGATCGGAAACAATGAATTGGGCTGGTAGTGATTTTGACTATGACATTATTGCAACAACTTCGGATAAAACAGTATTAAAAGGGGTTTATAAAGATGAGTTGCCAGTGGCCTACACCCCTCCCACTTCAACCAAAAAGGTTTTGACTGAGGAAGATTTATTCAATGCAGACCTTTTTTCATTTGGCTCGATTATTGGTTCAATCACCAATAAAAGCACGAGTGGCTATGCTCTTCTTTCTCAGCTTGATACTGATTCTGAAGAGTATCTCGCCACATTAAATCGAGTAAAAATGTGTACCAAATTGCAAAGTGCTCAAATTGATAAGGCCAAAATTGGACGAGAAGTTAAAGGTATTCCTTCGCGCTGGATTAATTATCAAAAGATCAAAAAAGATGACTCGGAGAATGTTAAGACAACTAAGGAATTTTACAATAAAATCTTATTGGATAAACACCCTTATTTTTTTATTTATTTATACAAAGGAACTAAAAACAAATACAAAAAAAATGTCAAAACCTATGATATCACTTGCAAGCAGAAATTTGGGATTAGTCTTCAGGAGCTCAAGAAAGTAAAACGAAAAACAAAGGAGCAACATGAATTCCTTAGGTTATTTGAAAGGTTTAATCCTGTGATTGAGAGTGACTGTGTAATGAACAGACTCTGTAAGTACATTGAATCCGTTGACTTTGGTATTAGAAACATTGTTAACAAGGATGTCGATGATGAAGTTTACCAGTTTTATATGAATGATACCGTTGAATTTGATGAATCACGTTACAGGAATGTAGCAAAAGTATATCAAAAACATAAAAAAAGCATTAATCAATCTTTTTCATTGGGAACAAATAGTAGCGGAGATAAAAATTTATATGATTCAGATCTCTGCAGCAATTTCTCTAATTCCCTAGAGTTATTCAAACAAAGAATCAATGATATTTGCTCCAATATTTACGAGGCAGTTAATTACCTTGTTCGCTTATTTTATGTTGATGAAAAGAGCTCAAATAAAGAGATTCTATGGCATCTCTATGGCAAATACATATTTGAAAACGTAAAAGCAAAACGTAAAAGCTTCAACATCCCTGTACTTGATCAAGAAGGTGATATTAACTACCTTAATAAACATTACTCACTAAGAAAGGTGTGTCTATGATAGACAAATTCAAGTTCAAAGAGAAGGAATATGTGGAAGCAATTATTGAAAACGGGTTTATCTCAAAAAACCTCAATTATGAATTAAAGTTATTGGCTATGTATTATAAAGAATTAGGGCATAAGCCTAAAAAACGAGAAGAACTCCTTTATGATTTCTGTGAAAAAAACATAGAGAATTTTAGCCGGGTGCTATATTACAAAAAAATTAATTCAGTGCTCAATCATGCAAGAAAAAAAGAAAATATTTTAATCAATATAGATGAAATTGATATAACAGAGAATGAACTTCGATTTGTTGATCGTTTAGATATCAATCATCAACAAAAAAAGCTCTGCTTTACCCTTCTCGCCTTAGCAAAATTATATTCAACAGTTCACTACATAAAACATGGTGAACATACGACAGAGCACTATTATGGTGGAAACAACAAAAGATACAAAGAACTTATAGATGCTTCTCATACTTCGCTAACTGCCAACAAGCTGCATCAAAACATTGGAGAGTTGTCCACGAAAGACATAATTGAGATTCGAAATAAAGGATTCATTAAATTAAGTTTTATCTATGATATTGAACCCGGTGGAGAAACGGCTATTAAAATAAGATCGTTTGACAGTATCGGTCTCTATTACGATCTACACACTGGTCAAAAGAAAGTTAAATCATGCGTTAATTGCCAAACTCCATTTAGATTTAAAAGTAACAAATCTAAATACTGCCTACCTTGTGCAGCCGCAATAGCAAAAGAAAAAACAAGGACAAGAGTAAGAAAGCATCGAAATGTAACGCTTTAGAAAAACGCTAAAACCCTTGGTATATAAGCGTTTTTGAACCATACATAAATTTTTATATTATGGTAGGAAACACAAATTCAAACTTAAATTTAGGAGGAAATAAGAATGAATAAAAAAGAACTAATTGGTGCAGTTGCAGAGGCTACAGGACAAACCAAGAAAGATGTGGAATTGGTTGTTGACTCAACATTTGATGTAATCACATCTGCTCTAAAAGATGGTGAAAAAGTTAAAATTCACGGTTTTGGTAACTTCGAAGTTCGTGAGCGCGCGGCTCGTAAAGGGAGAAACCCTCAATCAGGAGAAGAAATTGAAATCCCAGCAACAAAAGCACCAGCATTTAAAGCTGCTAAAGCTCTTAAAGATGCTATCAAACAATAATTAAAAGGGGTTTATTCATTTGTTGCAGTTTAGTTATGATGAATTGGAAAAGGTGATTTTGAAAATTGCACAGAAGCGCAACATCTCGATCACCAAGGAACAAATCGAGCTTTTCTTCGCATCAGAGGAAGAGTACATGAGGAGTATTGGGTTAATCCCTTCAGAATAATTACTCCCCTTCCCTCCACTTCAATTTGAAGTGGGTCGGATAATAGTCATTTGCGAGGGATCGACGTTAACTCGGTCGTCTGTATCTCTGGGAGACAGGCAAGTGACTATTATCGGACGAAAACTGTCAATAAGACCTTTGCTACTTAACTACTTTGTAGGGTGAACCCATCACAGTCTTATTATGGGTGACAGTATTGTCTTAAATTAATTGCGGTGTACAACTTCGGCTTGCACTTAGATGAGGCGGATGCGTCTTCCTCATCTGAATACTGCCCTTCGACTATTCGAATGAGGCATTTTTCCGGGTTAGCGATTTTTCTATAATCGTAAAATAAGTGAATTGGCATTTGAGCGTTTTATCACCGCTCCCATTTCACTGAAAAGGATTATTTTCGGTCTTTTCTTTTCAAAACTATTCTATTTGTACTTGCGTGCCTACGGGACTTTCCGGAATGTGCTTCCAAGCCTTCCGGTGCGCAGGCGATCCTAGGGGCGCATGTTCCTCGGTGGCGATGCGGTCTCCAAAACCGCGTGGCAGGTTCGATCCGTGTCGCCCCTGTATAAAAGGGTCTTGCAAGATGCAAGTCGCTTTATTAACGAAAAAGGAGAAGATGTGAATGTCAAAAATCGCACTATTTGAAGCTCTCCCTTTAAGAAATACTATTTCCAAACGTATTCAAGAACTCTTGCAAGAAAGAGATAGCGTTGCCTATGTTGAACACGACAAAGATGAACCATACACTAAACCAACAAAAACTATTGATAAAATTACAACAGAGTTGGAAGTGGCAAGGAAAGATTATCGTGACCTTGTAGTGTTGATGGCCGAAGCAAACCTATATGCCAAAGTTGTATGGGATGAAAAAGAGTTGTCTATAACGGAAGCTCTTGACTTAGCTCAGCAACTAAGAGGTGAAGCTAATAAACTTAAAAACTATGGACGTTCGAAACAAACTGAACGACTAGCATCATATTCAGATGTTGTGAGTTATCGTGAAGCCATGTTTGAGCCTGAGAAAATGAAATCTAAAGGATTGAAACTTGAAAGAATGGCGAATCGCTTATCAAATGCAATTGAAAAAGCAAATCATAACTATGAAATTGAGTTTGAAGCTGCTAATAAGTATCTATAAATGCTGGGCTTTTGCCTTAGCTATGAGGGCGAAAATTATTTCACCTTGATAGCTGGTGTAAAAATCATCAGCTTGGAGCAACAGAGAAGTAGAGAGCCAACTTGGTTTGGAGCGTATCCAAACTGCAATACCGATAAAATTACAATATTTTTTGTAGGATGGAAAACGGATAACGTTTAACAGCTTACGATTTACGTAACTTACGACTTTCCGGACATTTGATATTTGGTGTGGTCATATTTAGACTGAAAAAATTCACTCTGTTCTCTGTTGCTCCATTTTTAGCTCATCTGCCAAGTGCAGAAGGAGTTTCTAATGACGCTGCTAAAGCGTCTTTTGTTATTTTTACATAATAAAGTGTAGTGTTCTGGCTGTAGGGGTTATATTTCACTCATAATCAGCCATATTCCCTATCGATCCGAAGGCTTGCGTCCCTACGTGAGCTACTTACGAAGGAGAGATGGGGTTTTTGTTTTTTGTAAATTCCTTCGGGTGTTTTCCCTCAACACCTATCCGATTTATTCATTTCTTATTTTTCCCCTTTATCTCCTCTTTTCGGATTGGCCGATGCTATCGGATCATCGGACTTCCGAAGGAATTTATTTTAGTTTTATATATTAATTAAAAGGATTATAAGGAGGAAATTTTATATGGCAAGCAAAAAAGTTCATCAAGTTAATTTGAAAGGTTTTTTTGATATGGATGTAATGGAAATTACCGAACAAACCAAAGAAGCTGAGTATACTTATGATTTTAAAGAAATTCTTTCTGAGTTTAGTGGGAAAAACATGTCAATCACAATCAAAGAAGAAAATGAACTTCCTGTTAAAGAAGATGAGTAGGATGGTGATTGAATGACAGCAGTTTTGAATCCCGCTCTCCAACGTGATAAAGATGAATCATTTACTGATTACCACATTAGATTATTTAAAAATAAAGATACATACAATATTGATACAAAAACTATTGCAGAGCTGCTGAACAAAGAACATGGCTCTCATTATGATGAGAGTAAGTGGCGTAAAGATTATAAGCAATACGAGCGCTGGTATGCTTACATAATGTCTAAAAACATTGACAAAGATATTCAAGATAAATACCAAGAACTCTTTATTGAATCTGAAAAAGCTAAAGTTAGAAAACGGGATCAAAATAGAGAATTTGCTAAAAAGATCCGTAATCAGGCTCGTTTTGAAAAGATTAAAGATGATGTAGTTGAAGCTATTTTAAACTTAGAATCAAAGCGGCCGCTCAATTTCACTTCCCCATCCCCTGTCGCAACTGAAAAGCATGGGCTTGCTCTTTTTAGTGACTGGCATTTTGGAATGGAGATTGATAACCGAATTAACAAATTTAACAAAGAAATTTTCAATGAACGAGTGGAACATTTAACAAGTAAAGTCATTGAATATGGAAAGTTGAATCACATTTCTACGCTGCATATTGCAAACCTCGGCGATTTAATCGGCGGGCTCATTCATGTTTCAACGAGAGTGCAAGCAAATGAAGATGCTGTTGAACAAATAAAATACGTATCAGAAACTCTTGCTGAAGTGTTGGCAAAGTTTGCTTCAGAGTTCCAAGAGATTAGATTTTATAATGTTGCAGGAAATCATGGCCGCCTCTCCCCTTCTAAAAACGATGTTGGGATCAAGGAAAATTTCGAATACCTTATCAATTGGTATTTAGAAGCCAGGTTAAGAGACATTGAGAACATCTCTATTGAACCTGAACAAGATGGTTTTATTCCAGCAAAAATCAATAATAGTGAAGTCGTTTTTGTTCACGGACACTATGATCGAGTTGATCAATGTGTAACACGCTTGCCTCAATTATTAGGCTATATCCCTTCATACATATTCGGTGGCCACATTCATCACAATTATGAAAAAGAATACGGCAGCACGACCGTAGTAGTAAACGGCTCTTTAGTTGGCGCTGATGATTACGCAATGCAAGGACGTTTTGGCACAAGACCATCACAGAAATTTTTGGTTTTTGATGATAAGGGTATAGAGGCTACATACATAATTCGTTTTAAATCCTAGATCTAAATAAATCTTTAATTTTATTCAAAAATCGATGAGGATGATGAAGATGGATAAAACAGAAGAAATTGAATTGATGAGCAGACATTTGGAACAACTTATTAAATTGAAACAGTCCAGCAGCATTTGAAATAAAAAGGAACCCTCCGTTAAGTGGATTCCAATAAGGGCTATTTCTTTTTAAAGATGATGTCCAGAGCTAACAGGATAATACAACCTACAAGAATGATGATTGAGATAACATTTGACCCGAAGCCAGTGTTCCAGTTTTTCCAAATTGAGTAGACTTGGAAAAGGAGCAAAAGGATAACTGCTAACCTAAATGGCAATGTAAATGATTTAATGGTTATCACCTATTCTCTATACGCATTGTCGTATTACGTTTGATATGTTGAAAAAATCAAGAAAAGCCTCTCCTACATGCTTTGGCAGGTTATTGGTTGTTCTTTTTACAGCTTCTTTCCAAGCGCCTACTGTTCTCCATCTTTGCTTTTTCAAGCTTTTGTACTTAGAGTAAATTCTGTCAACGGTTTTCTTTACGCCGCCGAGTAAGTTGATGGCTTTTTTCAATTTGACAATCTTAGAGAGTGGGAAGCCGACAGTCCCAATCATAAGACCAACAGCGATTACGCAGTCCCACGCTCCAGCAGGTTGAATTGCAGAACTGTCAGCAGATGTTTTAGATTCTTTTACATCTACATCAGATAAAGACGGAACAACTAAATTATCACCGTTTGTAGTGACTTCAACCCCTGTTTTTTCTGTTAACCACTAGCTACTTTTTCGGAACCTTGTTTTTCAACACTAGCTGGCAACTGCTCAATACCTTCTAAGAATTTAACAAAATCACTGTCTGGTGAAAGAAGTTCACTCTCTAAACTTCCTGTTGGTGCATCAATTTCCCCCTCTTCCTTTGCTGATGCGAAGGACGGTGTGATGGTCGCAAAAGCTAGTAGAAAGGCTAAAAAGAATGGAAAATATTTTTTCATATCGTTCCCCCCTTTGTTTTTAATATTTTTTAAGCCCTTTCACCGCAACTATATCATATTACCAAATACAAATAAACAATTTATACCATAATTAGTACTTAGTTACCACCCTCTCTGTATTTAACTAATCTTTATTAAATATAAATACTTAAATACAGAGAGGATAAAATAAAAACACCTTTTTAGAACCCCAGTGATGATTGAGGCCTCTTCTCCTCTACCTCTTATTGCTGGGCGTTTTATAAAATGTGTTTTACTAACAATATTGGAGGTGAATCAATGGCTACACAAAAACTTATGTGCTCCTGCTGTGGGAAAGCTCAAGCTATTTCTCAGTTTTATAAATCTGAATCCTTGTTTAACGCAGCTACAGGAAAACTAACAGTCTGTAAGATGTGTCTTCAAACTGAATACAAGAAAGACCCTGAAAATTTAACACATGTACAAAACATTTTACGTATGATTGACCGCCCTTTTATTTATGATATTTGGATAGCTTCAATAGATGAAGCAAAAACAAAAGCTAAGAATGGCGATGCTAATGTTTTTGGTGTCTACATGAAAAATATCGGAATGAAAGATTTCATCTCCAAAAATTGGTCAGATAGCGAATATGATTTTGAAGAAGAACAAGAACATACAAAGAAAATGTTGCTTGCTAAAAGCGATGAAAATGTGACACAGGAAGACATTGATGAATTCATTCAGTTTTGGGGACGCGGTCTATCTATTGAGGATTATTTATGGCTTCAGAATGAGTACATAGACTTTACAAATAGATATGAATGCGACTCTAAAGGAATGGAACTGCTTATAAATCAAATTTGTCTAACAATGCTGGATATTCGTAAGCGTCGTGAAAATGGAGAGAAAGTCGACCAGCAGCAAAAAACACTCCAGGATTTATTGGGATCGAGTAATCTAAAACCAGTTCAAGAATCAGGCGCTAGCGGTGTTGAACAAGAGACCTTCGGTACATTGATAAAAAAATATGAAAACGAAAGGCCAATTCCAGAACCTGAACCTCGCTGGAAAGATCCTGATAAGATTGGTAAGTACATAAAAGTATTTTTCTTAGGCCACTTATCAAGGATGCTTGGTATTAAGAATGACTATTCAAATGAATATTGGAACGAAATGAAAAAGCACACTGTTGAAGAGCCTGTAGATGAAGAAGATGACGAGGTAAACGAAAATGGCCTCATACAGTAACTTTACAACAGATCGAAAAAAACATAGTAGAGGGATTAATCTCTTCAATAAAGGCAAGAACTTCAACAAAAAATCTAAATCAGAAAGACTGATGGATGGCATTGGTGCTTGGACTTCTTTTTATCGAGCTAACCCCCATCGATTTGTAAAAGAATACTTAGGAATAACCCTTAAATTATTTCAATGCATTTTGATTTATATGATGGTTCACAACCATTATTTCATGTATTTAGCTAGTCGCGGACAGGGTAAAACTTGGTTAACGTCGGTGTACTGCTGTGTTCAAGCCATACTATTTCCTGGTACAAAGATAGTCATTGCTTCAGGAACTAAAGGACAAGCAAGAGAAGTTATTGAAAAAATTGATGATTTGCGAAAAGAGTCCCCGAATTTAAAACGAGAAATTGAGGACTTAAAAACTTCAACTAATGACGCAAGGGTTGAATTCCATAATGGTAGTTGGATTAAAATTGTTGCATCAAACGACGGAGCTCGCTCAAAACGTGCAAACCTTTTAATTGTGGACGAGTTCAGAATGGTCGATTTTGAGATCATTAGCAAAGTACTGAGAAAGTTTCTTACCGCTCCAAGGTCTCCAAAATATCTTGAAAAAGAAGAATATGCTCATTTAAAAGAACGAAACAAAGAAATTTACTTATCCTCCTGCTGGTATAAAGTTCACTGGTCATACGGCAGATTTGTAACCTATTTTAACGCAATGATGAAAGGATCAAAGTATTTTGTATGCGGTCTTCCTTATCAAATTGCTATTAGAGAAGGACTCCTCGATAAAGACCAAGTAAAGGACGAAATGTCTGAAGAAGACTTTGACCCCATTGGCTGGTCAATGGAAATGGAAGCATTGTGGTTCGGAGAATCTGAAAAAGCTTATTTTAAATTTGAAGACCTTGAAAAAAATCGAAAGCTCGCCTCTCCCCTATTCCCGCCTGATTACTATGACCTCATTAAAGATTCTAATTTTAAATTTGAAAACAAAAAACCTGGAGAATTAAGGTTAATTAGCAACGACATCGCTGGCATGGCAGGCAAAGACAATGACGCTAGTGTGTATACCGTTTTCAGATTAATTCCAAATTCTAATGGTTATGATAGACACATTGTTTATATGGAGAGCATAGTTGGTGGACACACAGGTTCACAAGCAACTAGGATAAGACAATTATTCGAAGATTATGCATGTGATTACATTGTGCTAGATACTCAAAGCATTGGTCTAGGTGTATATGATGCGCTTTGTCAGCCTCTATATGATAAAGAAAGAGCTAAAGAATATGAACCGCTCTCTTGTATCAATGACGAAAAAATGGCTGAACGTTGCACATATCAAAATGCTGAAAAACTCATTTACAGTATTAAAGGTAACGCTCAATTAAATAGTGAGATTGCAGTTCTTCTTAAAGATGGATTTAAACGAGGAAAAATTAAAATCCCTATTAATGAAAATGAAGGGCGAGAATATTTGAAGCGATTCAAAGGATACGAAGCCTTACCGGAAGAAACCAAGGCCAAATTTATCTCATCTTATGTCCAAATCACCTTGTTAATCAATGAAATGATAAACCTTGAAGCTGAGTACAACGATAATGGTCAAGTTAAGCTAAAAGAACCTAAGAGTAAACGGAAAGACAGATATAGTTCCGTGGCATACGGAAATTATGTAGCCACTCTTTTAGAACGGAAACTCAACAAACAAACAGAATATGACACTGATGATGATCTTGTCTACTTTTAAAAGAAATGAGGTGAAGTATGACTGATATTAAAAAAATCGATATTGAATCGGAGGAGTACAAAAAGCTGCTGAACGATTACAGCACCTATGTGTCTACTTTTGCATCTGGCTTTGTTTCTAACTTATTTTCTCAAGGTATTATAAGCGAAGTAGATGCTAAGCAGTTAAAAGAATACTTTTCTGATCCTGATGAATTTCAGGAAGAGATAGAAGATCTTGCTCAATATTTCTATATTTCAACCGCTGAGATTCATCAACTATTTGAGTTAATTGAAGCCCTCCCCACTTTGAATTATAAAATTGATTCCTTTACAAAAAGCAAGTCCTCTGATAAGCACATATCCCTTTTAAATAAAGCCCTCCATAAAGTAAAGCATAAAAGATTAACACGCGACTTGCTAAAACAAACTGCAGCAGCAGGAACACTCGTTGGAATTTGGCTAGGAGACGATAAATCCCCCTACCCTTTTGTGTTCGACAGCGTTAAATATGTTTTTCCAGCTTTCAGAAGAAATGGTGATTGGGTTTGTTTAATCGATTTGGAGTATTTCAGCAACATTAAAGAGGACTATAGAAAAGAGCTGCTAAACAGCTTTTCCCCTTTCATTAAGAATTCCGATTATGAAAACTTTCTTCAAGATCGTGAGAAATACAGATACAAGGAACTTCCTCAAGAACGGACATTTCCACTTCGAACTGGAACATTAAAAAGAAATCAGGGATTAGGTACATCATGGGTTACACCAGGATTGTATGATGTTCTACATAAAAAGAAACTCAAAGATGTTGAAAGGGCAATTGCTAATAAAATCATTAATGCAGTTGCGGTTTTAACTATCGGGACTGATAAGGGAAAAGGTGAATACACAAACCTTAAACTTCCAAAGGCAGTAAAACAAAAAGTACACTCTGGAGTTAAAACTGCTTTAGAAAAAAACAATAAAGATGGGGTTACAGTTGTTTCGATCCCTGACTTTGCAAGTTTAGCATTCCCAGATGTGAAAGCTGATGGATTAGATGGAGCCAAGTTTGATCATATCAACAGTGACATACAATCTGCTTATGGTTTATCAGGTTCTCTGTTAAATGGTGAGGGTGGCAACTATGCAACGTCCTCATTAAACTTAGATACCTTTTACAAAAGAATTGGTGTCTTAATGGAGGAAGTTGAACAAGAAGTATATCAAAAACTCTTTAACCTTATCCTTCCTGCAGGTCAAAAAGATAATTATTACATGAACTATGACAAAGATAAGCCTTTAACTCTTAAAGAAAAGATGGACATTCTCATTAAGCTTAATGATAAAGGATGGTCAATTAAACATGTTATCGACAATATTGCAGGAGTGTCATGGGAAAGTTATTTGGAACAAACGTTATATGAAACAGATGATTTGAATCTTCAAGATAAGATAAAGCCTTATCAAACATCCTATACATATACAGGCAATGCAGCTGGACACCCTGTTGTAGATGAGAGCACTAATGAAAACACTATTAAATCTGCAACATCAAATGGGAACAGTCTACCAGACTAATTTGCAATGTTTTGAAAGGAGGTGAATAAACGTTTGGCCAAAGAGCAAAAGAAAAAAGTTTTTCAATTGCAGCTAAATGAGATAAAGAAAACAGATGATCCCACAAAGCTCCCCTGCACTTTTATCATTTTTGACTTTGAGACATCTCATAACAATACAGTCATTTCTAAGGAAGTTGCTTTGGACGCCTCCCCTACTATTATCAATAAGCCTATTGTTGCAAAATATCATGAGGTTGAAGAAGTCAATACGGCTACCGATGCTCTTGGATCTCATGAAGCATTTTTAGGCACTGATAAACATGGCGAACTTGAAGTTAAGACAGATACTACTCCAATTGGCGTGTTTACTTCTGAAGGATACATTATGGAGATCGATACTCCAGAAGGGAAAAAAGAAGTTTTGGCCGCCGATGCAGTTTTATGGAGTTCACGTTTCAGCGATGCCTGCGAGCTTTTATTGGAATGGTATTCGCGGGGCATCAATATAAACACAAGCTGCGAAATTCTATACTCAAATTACTCCGTTAAAGATGGAATTGAGTACATTGAAACGCCAATCTATTTAGAAGGTCACGCAATCTTGAATTCTGAAAAGCGTGGTGAACACGATGTTGTCCTCCCCGCTTACGATTCATCTCGTTTAGTGAGCTTTAATGAGATGCAAAAATTCGAGAAATTAGTAGCGCAAGCCGCTATTCACGAAAAACACAAGGAAGGTGAAAAAGTGGATAAATTCAAGAAGGTTTTTGAATTATCACATTCAGACATAAGATCACTTATCTATAATCATCTTGATCCAACTCTTGAATCAAACGAGGAATCATATATTGCTGATGTGTATGATACGTACTTTATTGTAAACATTTATAGCTGGTCTGAAGATAATTCTTACGACAAATATTACAAAGTCAACTACACCAAAAATGGGGATACTTTAACAATTGATTTGGACTCTAAAACCGAAGTCTTTTTAAAAAGAAATTGGGAAGAAGTTGTCCCCGAAGATATCCAAATTCAACTGAATGAGAAAAACAAAAAAATTTCAGAGCTCTCCGAGCAATTTAATGAAATCAAGGAGAGTAAAGCTAAGCTTGAAGAGCAGTTTAATGCAGCAAGCGAAAAACTCGTTCAATTAAATTCTGCTGTAGAAGAGCTAACACCGTTCAAAGAAAAACTTGAAAAAGCTGAATTCGAAAAAAGAGTCCAAGAAAAGAAAGAATTCTACAAGTCTAAGTTTGAAGCTCTTAATGCTCAAGAGAAATTCGAAACTGAAGAAGTTCAAAATCTTATTTTGGCATCTGCAAAAGACAGCGAAGAAACTGACAAGGCAATTCTTCAATTGAATTCAATGTTGGTAGAACTTGTAGACCACGCAGCTGATCAAGATGGAATTTTTATTAAAGAGCTGTCCAGCAAACGTGAAAAATTACTTAAAGATGACGACTCATTTGAGTCACGCTATTCATCTTAAAATATAAAATGGAGGATTTATAAATGGCTACTAGACTACAAACTGCCCTCACAGAAGTAGGGAATCATACTACTGGTAACTTAAATTCATTAAAAATCAAAACGCTTGCTCACGGTGCCAAAGTTTCCGGGTCAGATATCGACAACTTTATGCTTGTGGAACTCGGTTTTGATGAAGAAGGAAATCGCATCGCCAAAAAACTTTCCAATAAAAAGCACAGAGCTTATTTAATTGCAGCCCCAGAAGTCCGTTATTTGGGCGAGTCTTTGACTGATTTCTATAATGCTAAAGGTGAACATGCTCGTATCGTTATTTTGGAACCAGGATACACGCGTTTTGATGTTTCTGCTTTCTCGTTGAATGAAGGCGTCAAAGAAGTTAAACGAGGACAAGTGGCGCACTTTGATATTAAAACTGAAAAATATGTTTTAAGCGACCCTGCTTCACCACATGCTGACTATGCAGATTCTTCTGCTAAATTCCTTGTTGTAAACAGTGAAGATGATCTCCAATACACAATGGGACAAAAGCTCGTTCGTCTCGAAGTAATCACAGGATCAGAAACAGGCTTAGTACCTGGAACAAGTTCAGAAACTCAGGCAAAAGCCGTAGACATTGGCGATTAATACATAAATTCGAACAAACACTTATTGAAAAGGAGTACGTTAAATGAAACTTGACACTGTAAAAATTAAGGGCTTATTCAGCCGTGTGGTTAACAATAAGATGGAAGCCACAGATAAATCAGATATCGAAACTTATATTAAAAAAGTATTTGGTGATGGAACTGTCACTCCTGACCCTACTATGTTACACCAGTTTAATACACTTGTTGTGCAACAAGCAGATGAAATTGCAAAACCAATGGTTACAAACCTTATCACTCTATTTGCAAATCACGAACAAGAGAAACCAGGGAATCTAAAATTAATCAAAATCCCTAAGAAAAACAAAGCAAAAGTGATTTGGTCTGCTAATGGATCAGGTGTAGATCTAGTCCGTGTTGAAGGTCGAGAAAATGTACCTGCTGTTCCGCGTACGCTATCCACTGGTTTTTATTATGAGCCACTTGACCTCGTGACTGATTCTGTCGAGTACTTCAACAAATTAGTCAACGACATTGCCAATGCAAAAGTCCGTTTGTACTTGGATAATATCCATCAATTGACGGCTGCTGCTATTGCTAAAGGAAAAATCCCACCAAAAAACGTGGCTGTTGGTTCAAACCTTACATTACAAAAATATAATGAAGTTGCTTCAGTTCTTCAACGTTATGGAGGTAGGCCGGTATTTGTTGGGGACTCACTACTTATTGATTACTTTGCTTTCCAGCAAGCTACAGATTCTACATACAAAAACCTTCTAACAGATGGCATTAAAAATGAGCTTCTGACTGCTTTAAACCCTACTACAATTGGAAGAACTACTGCAGTAAACCTCACAAACCCATTCACTGATGAAACTAACTCAAAAGTTGAGTTGCCTGTAAACAAAGGTTATATGTTTGCTGGTGGAGTGTCACAAAAACCATTCTCTATTGTTGAGTACGGTGGGCTTAAACAGTTAACAGAACAAGATATCGAAGATGAAATAATTAAAATGAAAATTGTTCAATCTGCTTCTGTCAACCTTCTGTTTGGTGAAGCGATTGGCATTATCGAGGAGCAAGCAGCAGTATCTATCTAAGAATTTATTTATGAGGATAAACTAGGAGGAAATTATGTCTGATAAAGTTAAATTGGCTCGTTATAGAAATACTTCTTATTTTGTTGGGTACACCGGGGATGGCGGACTCAAACAATTCACTTGGTCAGGTAGTAAAAATGGTAAGGCAGAGATCAAAGAAGTGCCTAAAGAGGTTGTTGACTGGTTGACAATGAATAGCGTCTGCTTTGATAAAGGTGAATTAGTTATTGTTGATGAAGATGAATCAACAAAAGAACTCAAGGAATCTATTGTTGACTCAGAAGCATATACAAACAACACCCACACAAAAGAAGAAATTTCAAAAATGATTAAAACAGGTAACATTGCACAAATGAAAAATAAACTTGAAAAGATTACAGTTGACTCAGAAAAACAGTTTGTTATTGATGTTGCCTCTGAATTCAGTGATGATATCCCTGCTGGAAAACTTAAAGCATTAGCTGAATGGATGGGTGTCGAAGATCCTTCCCTGCTCTTTGACTAGGAGGTTGAACAATGACTTCTTATGATGAGATTTGGGAGTTTTTCCTGCTAAACTGCAAAACGTCTGATATCAATTTACCCACAGACGAAACTCTAATTTATAAGTCAATAAGGAATGCTGTTCTTCGTTTCAACAACAGACTTCGTGACAAGAGATTGAATTGTAACGATGAAACCGAAACAGTAGATAGAGTAATGAACGAGGATGAATTATTGATTCTCGTTCATTATTTACGTCTAATTTTTTTAATTAATGAACAGACTTTTTTCCAGACCACATGGCAACCATTTGCAAAAGACGTTGGTGTTACCAACTATGGTACGCAAATTAATTCATTAACAAAGTCAATTGAGAAACAGGCAGAAGATATTGACCGCCTCATTATGAATACAGAGGTGGATTACCTATGAGAGAAAAATGTATTAATGAAGGGCAAGTCTCCTCCTCTTTGCAAGAACACTGCATAAGATTAAGTAAGAAAAACAACTCTGTTCTTTATAAAGTAGAGCAATATCTAAATAAGAAAATGCTGTCTGATACAGAACTAGCAGAAATTCGTGAAATCATTTTGGACGTGAGTGCTGAAATCGTAAGATTAGGTCAATCCCTATCCGGTGATTTAAATGAAAGACTTTAAAAATTATCATCAGATTAACGTTAATAAAAAAATTGAGCATGATGGGAAATTAATTTTCCAGGCTGGTTTAAAGGGCTTTCAGTCAGAAACTGTATCTATTGATGAAAAAGAATCGGTAACATGTTTGATTACTTCGAAGTTTTCAAATGGCGATGGAATGACTAAATACATTTTTGGCCTGCCCGAAGACATCTATATTGGGGGAGTTGTTAAATGGGATAGTCAAAAATGGTTAATAACCACTTTTCCAAGCTTCAATAAGATTTATAAAAAAGCAGAAATCAGGCTGTGTAACTCCTCAATAAAGATAACTACGAATGACAAATGGATTGATTCAGACAAAATAAGTGAAGTTACTGGTAAACCAATCAAAGCTAAAGTCCCTGGAGAGGTTATTGAAATACCATGTGTTTTTGAACGTTCAACATCTATAAATGGGACTGATCTAGCCGTCAATCTTCCTGATGGGCAAGCAAATATCACTATCCCAAACGTAAAAAACGACAAAATTAAAATTGGACTCCCTCTCTCATTTTTCGGTGAGGATTATCTTGTTAATGATATTGATTATTCTAAGGTTTATGGAGATCATGGCACAATAAAATTAATTGCCAAAAAGAAAGTCCGAGGTGAAAACAGTGCATGAGTAACATGGTTGAACACATGACCAAGATTTTCAGAACATTGATCAATGATTCTGAGCTCAACAGACTGCTGTATTATAAGGACAATCCCCTCTCCCCTGACCTCCCTGATGTTCAGGACTTAGAAGGATATGAAGTTGAAACAACTGTTGAAGAAGATGGAAAAGTCCGCATTATCCCCCCTATTTTCAAGACAATCTTCAAAAGAGCTCCAAAAACCGATGACATTACTGAATCACCAATCTGTAGAGTGTGCATGTATTTGGGAAGTGGTTTATCAAAGCCCTCTAATCAAAGCTATTTGCTTATGGATCAAGACCTTCACATTGATGTCTACACCCATATTGAGACATATGAAGAAAATGAATTCAGGTCACTAAAAATTTTGGACAGATTATCTGAGCTTCTCTTCAATAAAAATATCGCTGGCTTTGGAAAGGCTTCGGCTCCTAAAAGAATGCTGATCGCAAACCCACCTGTTGGATATTTGGGTTACAAAATGATTTTCACATTTGGAGCAATGAAATGAATGATTTACGAGACTTTTACATATTAGGCTTACCAATTGAAACTTCGATTGGAGATTGTCATTTCATTAAGATAAAGGATTATTACAAGTTCGCTCAATATCTTAACCTTGTCAGAATGAGTAGGGATGAAATCGCATATAGTCTGTTTTCCGCAAATCAAACTGAGTCTTCCAAGGAAGTAAAGAAACTTACATTATTTGAAGTTGTTACGCAGCTTCCCTTATTTACAGAAGCCTATCATAAAGTATTAAGTAAAATGTTCAATGACGAAGGAATTCTTGAAAAAGTTACTCACGAAAATTTTACTGAAATACGAAAATTGATTTTAGATATGAATTTATTGAAAGAAGAAAAAATTAACCCAAACCCCATTATCCAAAAGGCAATAGAACGAAGCAAGCGACTTAAAAGCCTAGAGTCCTCAGAGCTTAATTTGACAAACATGATCTCAAGCATCGTCGCTTTTGGTTCTAGTGATTATGAAAAGATTGTTAATTGGACTATTTATCAAGTTTACATGACTTTCTTAAGAATAGCTTTATTAAAGAAATATGACACCTCCACCCTTTTTGCAACTGTAGATCCCGATCACGCTAAAAACATAGAGGATTGGAGCAAAGACATAGAGATATTTGAAGATCATAACCACACTCTTTCTAAAAAAGAAGCAGAAAATATTTCTAAATTGATCTCAAGCAGCCACTAGGCTGCTTTTTTTATTAGGAGGAATTTAATTAATGAAAACAGTTATTAACGATACGGCTGACGTTATTCTAAAAAGAAAACGTGATGGCCATTTGGTTGCTACTGCGGAAGCCCAAATTGCTGGATTTTCGCAAGCAGTTACCCAAGATAAGCTAAAGGGTGGTATTGGAAATAGAACAATTGCCATCCTTCGATCTGATAAAGAAATTACTCTGAATCTAAAAAATGCGTTGTTTGACCTTGAATGGTTGGCTATGTCTCAAGGTGTTGAAATTGAAAAAGGAACATTTAACGTCTACAAAACTGATTATGATCTTATTGTTTCAGATATTGGTGAGGTTGCCGTGACAAGGGAGCCGATTGGATTAGTGACCCTTCAAGACGCTAAAGGAAATTCAATTACACTTGAAGCAGAGGACAAAACGGTTACAGTTCCAGAAGAGTTCGCGAAACCTGGTGATGAACTGCTTGCAATTTACAAAGAAGAAGTGAAAGGTCGCTCTATGGAAATTGCCTCTGATAAGTTCTCTGAGAAATATGAAATTGAATACCGAACAATTGAATACGATCCAGATACTAATCAAGTAATTAACTATTTATACTTTCAATTCGATAATGTTACTCCTTCAGGTGAGTTTGATATGTCACTTGAAAACGGAACTGCTCTCACTCCTGAATTGAAGTTTGAAGCAACAGCGAAAAGAGGTTCGGGGAAAATGGGACGAGTCCTCCAAATTCCAGTCGATGAAGATGGAAATCCTATTGATGATACCCAACCTTCTCCTGAGCCTGAGCAACCAGAACCTACTCCAGATCCAGGATCAGACACAGGGACTCAAACAAAGTCTGTAGACATTGGTGACTAATAACCAAAATCTAAAACAAAAATAAGGAGAGATTATATTGGCAGATCAATTTTTAAACCAAAGTAATGGAGTATACACTTCCGCAGAGGATGACGGCACAGGTAACCCCGTAACAGCTGTTTATTTGAAAAACAACAATGAAGAGAACCCTTTATACATTAAAGGGATGCAAGGTGAACCGGGGCCAAAAGGTGATAAGGGAGACAAGGGTGAACCGGGGCCAAAAGGCGATAAAGGTGACAAAGGTGATCCGGCTGTCATTGAAGACGGGAGCATTACCCATGAAATGCTTGGCGAAAAGGTTGTCAGGAGCAAAAATGTCGGCACCGGCAGCATCATGATGGATAACTTAAACAGCGAAGTAAAGGCCGTATTAGATGGTTTACAAAAGCAAATTGATGAATTAAAAGGCGGCGAAACCGCTAGTTAATTAAAAATAACATAATTAATAAAAATGATGAGGGGATTTTTCCCCTCTTCACTATTAATCAAATAAAATGCGTGTTTTATTAAGAAAATTTATGTAAGGAGGTTTCTAGTGTCAGTTTGCGATTATAAAACACTACCGCGAAAAGTCGAACCTCAAATCACTCCTTTCGTCTTCCACGATTCTGTAACTGAACCAAGTGAAGGTGAAAAACTTATTGTGGGTGCTCATCGCACACTTACTATTGAAATTACAGGCGACTGTACTTCAAGAGAAGTTAAATTTTATAGCGTTACACAGGATGGAAAAAAAATTATCCTAGAAGGAATAAACTCATCTAATCACATGTTTGGCGCAAGCACTCTGGGAATTGATGAAATATGGGAGTTTGATGTCGCCGGGAAAACCGCAATTCTATTTGAAATTTCCAAGATCAATGGTGGTTCACTTACCATTAAGGGAAATGCGGTGACATAGCGATGGATAACCTCTCTAGAGCACAGAATAAAGAAAATGAAATAAAAATTGAGAATTTAAAAGGGAATCTTTCCAAACTGGAAAAACACACTTTGGACACCGAGAAAGAGATCAAAGGTGAAGTTGAAAAGTTTTCTGATTTGGTGAATTACCATATTAACAATAAAGCTAATCCGCATGAAGTAACTACTGAACAGGTGACAATTATTAATGATCCTACACCATATCAAGATGCTTCATACCCTGGAGATAGCTACCCTTTTGGAATTTCAACTTTTCATCTCGCAGGTAGTGCGGTTGGATATCCTAGTAAGTACGGTGAGTGTTTGAATGTTAAGGCTACCAAATACCGATTTGCGCAATTTTTCTTTAATGCCGGAAATCGAAATGATCCAAGGATTTATCTTCGTCATTGGTACCCTTCCACTGGCTGGACAGAATTCATTACAGTCCCCTCCTCTTCTGATGTAGATGATGCGCTGAAATTAGCGAAAAATTATACAGACGCTCATGTAAATGATAAAACTAATCCGCATTCCGTAACAAAAGACCAAATCGGTTTAGGGAATGTGACAAACGAGGAACAAGCAACTAAAGCAGAGTTTGATTTACATACCGCTGATTTAATTAAACATATAACTGCTGAAGAACGTGAAAAATGGAATGCAAGCCAGCTTTTTAAAATCACAAACAATGATGGACAGCAACTATTCTACGTTAATCAAACTGATGATTTTCATGAACTGCTGCTGAAATATAAAGGATTTGTTCATTTTACATCTCATCCGAGTGCAGGAAACAGTCCTGGTGTGGCTGTCAGAGGAATTTGGACTTGTAATTTTAATGGAACTCACGGCCAAGTCATTGCGTTTGATAACGCAAATAAAACCTATCGAAAAACGCTCTCTAATGGAAATTGGTCTGATTGGGAAGTGCTTGAAACTTCAGGGGGAGCACAGGCTAAAGTTGATGCTCATGCAAACAATAAAACAGTTCATTTGACTGCTTCCGAACGTACAAGATGGAGCAATGCACAAATATACAAATTTATTAGTGACGACGGAAAGCGCACTAAATTGGCAGATGGGACAGACCTATTAACGTTACCTTCTGGTTTTTATTTTGCTCCTGGACATGTAGTCCAAAACAATCCAACAGCTAAGGATAGCTCGTGGTTTAACTACGATGTAGTTGAGACTGATCAAGGAAGAAAAACAATATATGCTTGGAGAAGTTACGACAATACGATTTGGCATAGCACTGTTCACACAGACGGAGTTTTCAAAGGCTGGAAGCGTGTTGTAACATCAAGTGAAATTGAACCAACTTGGACTGATGTTCCATTAAAAAATGGAGCAAAACACGGAGACAGAAGAGTAAGATGTTCAACAATTGGCGGCCTTTTATTATTGGAAGGAGAAATTATCGCTACAAGAGGAACAGTGTTTGGCACACTCCTGCATCGTACAGGCCATCCAAACTCCGATGCAAAATAGTCCCTATTTACGGAACTACTGGTATGACAAAGCTATATATCGAAACAAATGGCGATATGAGGCTAGAAGGTCAAATTTCAGATAAACTTGAGAACATTACATCTTACGGTTTAGATGAAGTAATTCCTCTTTAGGAGAAGATTAAAATGCTGAAAAACATATTTAAATATGATCCGAAAACTTATTTGTTGATCGAAAATGATGTTCTTGCACCCGATCAGAGTGGAAATTATACAGTTCCAGATGGATGGACTGATATTGAACCCCCTCCTGGCCTCTATATAGCGAAATTTTATCCCGCTGAACAAACTTGGAAAGAAAGCGCTGATCAGGATTACATTAATGCATTACATCCACCGACAGAATCAGAGCCAGACCCCATTGACCTCTTAAAGAAACAGAATGCAATACTTACTTATGAAATAGCAAAACTACAGAAGGCTGTTGCTGAACTAAGTGGTGGATCGTCATGAAATATCCTGATTACACCACAATCAAACAGTTCTATGATTGGGGCTGCTATGAAGACGACTCTATTATGAGAGACTATGTTGACTGGGGGCACATTACCCCTGAAGAGTATGAAGAAATAACAGGCAGGAGTTATTATAACCCATTCATTAATGTCAGTGTGGATTTAGGAATGTCCGTAACACCTTAATAGGTGTTTTTATTTTGGGTTTATAAGGAGGAAATATGATGACAACACAAAAATTAACGCTTAGTCATATTAAAGAGGATAATAAGAAATACAATGAGAAGCAGAGAATTGAATTGAATGATCAATATCATACTTATATTTATCCGAATTTTGACTCTTCAAGAATTATGAAGATGTTTAAATCTTTAATTCGGGATTTCACGGATATTAAAAATAAAAAAGGTGTTAAAACAGAACTTAGCCCAGGTGACTTACTTTATGTGTATACAATTATCGAATTTAGTGATATTGCAGAATTCCCTAAAAAACTTACAGATAAACTAAAAATGTTCGAGGAAATTGCAAAATCGGATTTCGCTTCTAAGATTTACGAGTCATTCCCTAAAGAAAGTTTGCAAAGAATTGATAAAACAGCTCTAAACGTTGCAAAAATTGCTCAACAGAGTAAGGAATTTGTAGATTCACTAGAAGCCAATGAAGATATTCTAAGAAAAGTTGAAGAGCTTACTCAAGAGGACAGCTAAAATGGCGACTTATAAAGATCTCGCCGTTTTAGTGCAAACAGAAGCTTTAAAGGCCATCCAGCAATCAAATAGCAGCACTAAGCAAACGTTAATCAAGACTGGGCAAGAACATGCTGAAACTGATGTTTACGACGTCTACAATCCCCTAGTTTATGAAAGAACACATGACCTGAAAAGCTCCTTTGTAACTGAAAATGAAGCTAACGGGCTCTCATTGGATAACATTCGAGAAGATGAAGGTCGCGATGTCGCAACTGTTGTTGAAACTGGTGAAGGTTATACATTCCCAGACACATACGATTATGGCTATGGTAAACCAAGACCTTTCATGGCCAACACTGCTGAAGCTTTAAAGGATGGTCGATTAATTGAAGCTGTTACCAAGGATATCAATAAACTTGGGCACAAAACAATTAAATAGTGGTGGTGAATTAATGGCGAAAGAAATAAAACAGAATATGATACGCCCCCGTGCAAAGAAGCTGCCTGATGTTACTGATAAGATGTGGGGGCAGGTTGATGAGGAGCACAGAAATTTAACAGAAGAATTCTTGGATGCTCACTCATTCCGTAACAAAACAAGAAAGCAATACACCTCTTCCCTTCGGCAATTCTTTTGGTGGGTACATAATTCTCTAAATGGAAAGAAACTGTATAAGATCACTAAGCGTGACTTCATTAGATACCAAAGTTTCTTAAAAAACAGAGGCATGTCTTCCAGTGGTATCGCACTAAAAAAAGCTGGTGTTTCTTCTTTAAATAACTATATTGAAAACGTCGTGGCTGAAGATGATGACAATTATAAAACATTCAGGAACTTTACCCGCGGCCTCCCTGCTATACCTAAGACAGTCACCTATGAGAAAGTAAAAATTACATATGAAGATTATCAAACCATGATGAAAGCCCTTGAGGAAGATGAAAATTATTTAGGAATGGCCTGGCTTGCAACGGCTTTTAATGTAGGTGCTAGAAGAGCTGAAATCATACAGTTTAAGACAGAAATTTTAGATTACCCTATCCCAGAAGGGCAGCAATATGTGTTGTCACATAAAGTATTTGGCAAAGGCAGTGGTGAAGGCAAGGTGTTGGAATATATGATCAACACAGAGGCTCTAAAATATTTAAAGCTGTGGCACGAAAAACGTGGGTATGATCATGAATACCTCTTTACCACTACTTACGGTGGACAACCAAAGCAAATGTCAGAAACGTGGGCTGATTATTTTTGCTCCGATGTTTTGTCAGACATTCTTGGCCGCAGAATCAACCCTCACCTTTTTAAAGCCTCTTGTATCACCTACTTACTCGAAGTCAAGAAAATCAAGATTGAACTTGTCAGCAAATACATTGCTCAACACGAAGATGTCTCCACTACAATCAAACACTATGATCTTCGCGATTTTAAAGAAGAGAAGAATCAAATATTTATGTAAAATCACTCTTTTATTCAAAATCAAGATCCCTTCCCTAAAGGGGTTTTGCTTTTGTGTGAAATGAAAATTTGTAAAAAAAGAAGGTATTTCCTCCTATTCTGTCGAATCGATTATTCATCAAGTTTTGGGAGGATCAAATGCTTAAACCTGATTTTAGCAAGTTTAACAATTTATCAAATAATATTAAGGCTTCTGATTCAGAAAAAGTATGGAGAGAGTTTCTCCTCACATCTTTTAACTTTGTAAATCACTGTTCTTATAAAGTTAATGAAGATGAGCTGTCAGAAATAACAAAAAGCTTACAGAACTGGATTCAAAGAAGGCGGTTTAATCAGTATAAGGAAAGGAACAATATAGTAACACCACAACAAGGGGAAATCTTTTTAGCCGATTTAGGACTAAATTTCGAATTTGCTTATTGTCATCCTGTTCTAATTCTCGATGAAATTGAAAACAAATTGATCGTGTTACCTGTTACATCAAGTCCTGACAAAGTGAAAGATGCTTTTCATCCAATAACAAATCCTTCTGGACTTAAACGTTACAGGAGAGTTACTCCTGCTGATGGATTTGAATCTGAATCAGCTATTGTAATGGATGAATTGAGGATTATAAGTAAAGGGCGATTATTGAATAAGATATCCTCTTTGAATGAAGATATTTATTTAGTGGGATCAATTTTTCAAGAAGTAATTGAAACTTCCTTTTCATTGCTTTATAGCTTACAGTATCAAAAAATCAATGACATGGAACAAGAAATTGCTGAACTAAGAGATGAAATAAAGGTTTTAAAAGAAAAAAACCATCAAGTTTAAAACAACCATTGACAAAATAAAAACTTAGATGTATTATAATAGTAACAAAAATGTTAATCGCTTTTTAAGAGTGCATCCTTACAGAGATGCACCGATTAATAACCAATCCCACTTATCATTAAGTGGGATTTTATTTTTATATTTGATCTAGGATAGCTAAAAGTTCCGGGTCATTAATTTTGAATACTATAAATTGAATATAATCAATTTTGTTTGTGTCAGGGAAATGCAAAGTGTTTATTGTAAAGTTCGTAGCGTGTTTTCCTAAAAGTCCGGCAATACGCAAGGCGACGTCTACATTTTTAAAATCAATATCAAAAGATACAAACTCTTGATACTCTTGATTCACATAATAGTTCTTTATTTTTGTATCCTTTGGATTTGAAGGATTTGACGCAGAATTAAGAAGTTTCTTGAATTTCTCAGGATCGAAGTTCATCAATGTTCAACCTCCAATATTTTGGTAAGTAAAGTATAGCACATTGTCATATCCCCTCTTTAAAATTTTCCACATTTGCCCGATAATAGGATCGAGGTGAATGATGGGATGTTTAGATGGTGGATTAGGAAAAGGAATAAACTAAAAAAAGAGCCTGAAGATTTAGGAGAGGTATTGCTAACGTGGCCTGATGAAGAAATACAGAAATACATTAGAGATTATTTTGGTTATAGTTCAAACAAAAACAAGAAAATCGAGCTTCAACGAATTAGACGGCTTGATTTAGATACAGTCATACTTGGTATCGCAAGGATGAAAGAAATCGAGGAGTCTTTCGACAATTCGAAGACAGTTCCCAGTTTAATTGCGGCAACTGTTTTTATGCTTACTCAAATTTTCAATTATTATACAGATGAAGAAAAATTTCAATTGATCTTTATTCTGGTATCATACCTAATTTTCTTCGTGTTTATATTTGTTATTAAAAATGGTAGTGATCATCGATCCCGAGCAGCTCAATATACGAGCTTACTGGAACAGGTGAAATCGGAAAAAGAGAAACAGTAAGCAAAAGAGGATACAGAAAACCACGCAGTCTGAATCGATGTTATAATTGAGGAAAATATTACTGGTGGTGAGAAAATGACTGAATTGAATGCAAAAGAAAGGGTTTTAGTCGCCCTTTATTTAGAATATCAAAAGGATTTACCTATGCTTGAAAATGTAGATGCAAACAGTTTAGGAATGAGTCAGCAAATGTTTTACGAAGCAATTAAAAAGCTTGAGAACGAAGGATTCTTAAATAATGTTAAATATACGAAGCCATACGGCGTACTTTTGCAGTTTGCTTATCTCAGTCGCTTTGGAATAAATTGTGTTGAGGAAAAATTGAAAATTGACGAACACCTTAGTAAACCTGAAAAACTTAAAGAGATAGCACGCAAACTGGCTAAAGGCGGCTACAATGAAATAAAAGACATAGCAATAAAATTGGCAGCAGAATTACTTAAAAACTAACCAAGGCATCCTAAAGGATGTCTTTTTTATTTGGCATATAGGGCGCTTTTCCCTCCCTTCTCTTTAAATTTTTCCAATTGCGACCGATAATCACTTTGAGGTGAATGTGTGATATGTGGCCGTTTAGAAGAAAGAAAAACGATATAGACCTTGAAGATGTGAAAAATTGGTCTAAAGAAGATGCAAAGCACTTTTTCTTAACTGCATCGGATGAAGAATTCCATGTATTTATCGAAACTTGTTTTTCAGTTAAATCAGAAGGAAACTGTGTTGATATGTTAAACCTTTTACGAGGTCTTGACAATGATGGATTATTTTATGGGATTGCAAAGGCAACAAAAGTTGAATCCCAATTTGATCATTCAAAATATTTTGCCGCGATAGTTGCTTTGGTTGGATTATCATTAAAACTTTATATGGAAATTAATATTTGGTATGCTTTTATTGTGACTTCGGTTATAACAGGAATATTGTTAAAAATGATTGCCAGAGAAACACGTAGGCGTATTAACGCTGTTTATTTAAAAAGCTTACTGGAGCAAGTTAAAGCTGAAAGAGAGAAAGAAAAGGCATCTTAACTGGATGTCTTTTAATTTTGAAATTGAAGTTGAAAAACCCATTGCAGACACTGGAAATGAGTCTGCCAAGATGGAACGAAAAAAGCAGGCTGATCACCTGCTTAATCTGTCTTAACTTTCTTCCATTTACTCTTAATGATTAGCATGGACAAAATGTGAATCAATACAACGATGATATTATACTTAGGGTCAATTTTTAAAAAGACAGTATTAAAAGTCATCACTAGAAGCATGAGGAGTGTTGCAATCCACCATATAACCCCATATTTTCTATCTCCCTGATCTTGACTCCTCTTACCTTTAATTAAGTCAAAAACCAAACAAGCAGCCACAAGAACCACTAAAACAGTTGTTGTGGCAGGGAAGGAAAAGTTTGATTTGACGTTATACATTACAACCGCCCCTAAAGCCCCGAATATAAAACCAATAAGTAATCTCATCATTAATACCCCCCTATCTTAATTTACATTAAATCATAATCAGAACTTTCAGGCACTAGGGAGGAGATATTTTTAAATAATAGTCTTCAGCTTGTTTCATTGTGGAAAATCGTTAATTGTGATGAAATGATTCATGTCGAAAAAATGTCCAGACCCCTGAATTAGAGAGAAACCTGCTACTCACTATTTCGAAGTACTGGACAAACATTTTAAAAGATTGTAAGGGTGTCGAGACTGACGAGATTACAAAGCAGGTTTTGTTATTATTTATAATACACCCTGTTGTTCTAAAATCTCAAGATATAAATAGAGTCACTAGAAAAGAAACAGCTCAACTCTCTTTTGATGGTTTAATTTGTTGAGATTCACAATAATCATTTATATTAGTTACGATCTCCATAACCATGTTCAAATAAAATTCAAGAGTTTTAACGATAGGTTTACTACTACCTTCAAAGGAAAAGTATGAAGTGAATTCTCCTTCATACTGATTTATGTAAGGATGGTTATGTGGATTATCAGGATCAAAAGGAACATCATTCACTGTCAAAACCTGCCCTACTCCTTCAAACTTATTATTCAGCATAGTAATACCCTCTGGGAATGACAAATAATCCAATGTTCCAGAATAGAGCTTTTTGTTTCGTGTGAGTCTTACGTGTTTGGTTTCATTACAATGTTTTTTAAAGTCAGTTAACCAGGATGAGCCGATTTCGAACTCTTGGGGCATCTTAAATACTTCATAAAGAAAATTATGGTCTTCCTTTAAGCCCACAAAATGTTTATTAACCTGCTCTTCAAAAATTTTTTCTTTTTTATAGGCCGGAAAATATATTTTTCGTTTTATGTATTCAATATTATCGTAAACTGCCGAGGCATTCTCAAGACAAAACACTTCAAAGATATAATATGCAGCGTAATCCAAAGAAGAGTTCAAAGCAGCCAAAAAATTTTTAATTTTAAAGGCTAAGGTACGTTGCAAATCTTCAGAAGCTAGAGCCTTATCGTGTAATTTAGATATATCCTCTAAAGCCTGTTCTGCTTCATCGAGCAAATAGAGCGCATCCTGCATAGAATAAGTCCCCCTTTTTTCATGAACAAGAATAATATACCAAAGAATAGGTGAAAAGCCCATGAAAAACTATTGTGAAGTTTTAGAAGTATTCGAAGAGGTTCTTGAAGAGTGGTTTTCAGCTGAATCGATTCTTATAAGCCAATGTGGTGATAGTACTGATGACCTTGAAAAGAGAAAAGAACTGTATAGACAGCGTTTTGTTGAGACTGTGAGTGGAAATTGATGAACCTCTCCCTCTTCCCTTCTGCTCAAGATAAACATTCCTGAGAAAGAAAATTGTGGTATACTGTAGGCATATTGTTGTGTGATGAGGTGGTTTGGTGAATAATAAGGTTTTATTTTATATTTTATATGGAGTATTGACAGCCTTCTTCTATTTTATGGACGGATGGAGAGCTTTTGCTGTGATACTCACCATACTGGGAGTATTACTTTTGGCAACCGAGCCGTATAAAATACGAAATAAACAATTAGCTAATAAATTTAGAAACAATGTTGAAACGCTAAAAGAATACGATAAAGACTTCAAAGCCGACGGTTCTTTTACTAATTACAACAAAAAAATATCGTTCAACGAATCTAAAGGTATTTTAAAGTTATATGAACGGAATGAACAGAATGAAATCATTGAGTTCTCCTACCCTTTTTCACAGATAGTTGAGTCATCTATTGCATTAGACAACGAAACAGTATCGAAAACCGCTAGAGGTGAGCAGATTACAGGTGCAGCCATTGGTGGGGTTTTGGCTGGAGGAGTTGGGGCAATAATTGGCGGTCTTTCTTCTGGGTCAAAGCAAGTTACAATGGTGAAATCAATTACCATGAAAATTACAGTGGAAGATTTTAAAAACCCTGTTCACTACATTGATTTTCTCCCCGGACATGATTCTCCTGGTTATAACCCTGTTGGTTATAAAAAAGACAGTGACATAATCAAAACTGCTCTTAAGAAAGCTGAGTACTGGCAAGGAGTTATGGACTTAGCCATAAGAAAAGCAAATCAAGTCGCTCATTAATTGGGCGACTTATTTATTTGCATCTACAGTTTCATCTTCAACAAACTCTACCACTTCTTCAATATTGCATTCTAAGTATTCGCAGATTTTCAGAATGACTGCCAATGAAACCACTTCACCTTTAGACATTTTCGCTAAGGTTGATGGTGATACTCCTAAATCCTTCTTCAGATCAGTTCTATTTTTATCTCTCCGTATCAAAGTTATTTCCATGGGTTTAAAGCTGATTCTTAATTTCTTCACCGCAAATCTCCTTTTTGAAAATCTATAGTTATTATACCACAAACCATACCAAATAATCGATATGTCAAATATAAAGTATATATAATGTTGACACGTTATTCACTTATGTGTATATTAGGTACGTGAAGTCGAACTAAATATACATTGGGGAGCTGTTAACAATGCTTAGTAAGACAGTTTACGGCATGATGAATTTAGAAATATCTCGAATCTCTAATGCTACAACTCAAGATCTAGCCATACTGGATTCATACTATGCCATATCAGATGACAGAGTCGGTCTAACTGAATTGACCCTACTTCATAAGAATGGAAAAGTTCTTGGAACAGTCAAAGTACATAATGTAAAAATATCTTGGGACGGATTTAAAAAGGGAGAGAACATCATTGGCTCAAATATACACTCATGAATTTGTGCGAGATTATTTCAAGAAACATGGATGTGAACTTATTTCAGAATTTAAAAATGTTAAGCAGATACTTTCTTACAGATGTGTTTGCGGAGAAATAGGAACTACAAATTTTTATTCATTTAGAAACAGCCATCATAAAAAATGCAATAAATGTGTAAGAAAAAAAGCAAAGAAGCCGAATAAACTAGACTTTGAATATGTGAAAAAATTTTTCAAAGAGAATAATTGTGAGCTCCTTGAATCCATGTATATTAATAGCTCTACTAAGATGGCTTATATCTGTTCGTGTGGAAAAAAAGATTATAAGACTTGGAATAAATTTAGAGCAGGACAAAGGTGTAAGGATTGTGCAATAAATCAGAATGCTGAAAAACAGAGAACAGATTTTTCATATGTTGAAAACTTTCTAAAAGAACATGGATTTTCAATAGCCGATGGGAAATATGTAAATACAAATTCAAAAATGTTGCTTATTTGCCCATGTGGAAAACCAACTGAACGAACATGGAGTTCAGTTAAACAGAGCCCAAGATGCAACTGTTCAATTCACTACAGAAAACCCTTAAAAAGAAAGTTCACAAAAGAGGATCTGATTAATTTTTACTGGAAATTAAAGAACGATCTTGGAAGATACCCTAGTTTAGAGGATTTAAAGAAAAATCCGTCTTCCCCTTCCCCATCTGTTTACGAACGAAAGTTTGGGGGATGGGTAAAGTTTTTAGAGAGTATTGGAGTAATGACTAGTGACAGATGGTATGTTGATGACATCGAAACCTTAAAGCGTATGTATGCTGACTATTCTTATGAAGAAATAAACAATGCTCTTATTAAGAAAAGGAGTAAAAGCACCATACAGCATAAAGCCAATAGCCTTGGACTGAAAAGATCTTATAAGGCTAAATTTGGAAAGGAGAAATTCTCAAATGAGTATTTAATAACTTTTTTGAAGAATTTCTACGACAAATACAATCGAACCCCTGTTGCAAAAGATTTTGTGGGAAATGATTTAAACTATGATACCTTCACAAACCGTTTCGGGTCTTGGAATAATGCGCTAAAAAAGGCTGGCCTACCAATTAATATGGAAAAAAAAGATTTCACAGACGATGATTTATTTAAAATGAAGGAAATGTATTTGGCGGGAGACAGTATACAGGAAATAGCCAATCACTTCAACTATTCACATTCCGCCTCAATTTACTATCAATTGAAAAAAATGAATGTAAATCTATCCCGTAACAATCGCTGGTCAGAAAAACAAATTCAATATTTAAAATCGCATTATCCTAATACGGATTGGTGTGATTTACTGAAAAATCTCACCCCTTTTTCAAAAGAGGACATTATCTGGAAAGCTTCCAAGTTAGGCATTCATAGAGATTTCGTAGTTAATTTTTCGAAAGTAAGGAAGTTTATTTCTTTGAATGGAGACTTATGTTTGTCAGAAAGTGAAATGAAGATAACAAATTTTCTTTATCAAAATGATATAAAGTATAAAAAAGAAGTTTTTTATAGCGAAATAATTAATGATTCAGAGGCTGGGAAACTAAGATGTGATTGGTTAATTAATAATATTATTGTAGAGTACTTTGGCTTAGTTACATTAGAGGCATACAGAAAAAAAGTTCTAAGAAAGAAAAAGATATGTCAAAAAAACAATATCACTTTAATTTCCTTATACCCTAGGGATTTAGAAGACAACTTTGATGGGCTTAAAAAGAAATTTAAAAACCATAATATCTTGGCTTAGGGAGTTGAGCAAAATGAAAAAATACGTTAATCATTTGACATTGACTATAGCCGCTTGCCAAACAACACTTGGAAACTCTGAAGATGAAGCCAAACGATTAACCGAATACGATCTTTTGGATTTTGGTGAATTTGAAGAGCTGAAAGAAATAACATTAACAAATTTTGACGGGGATAAGATAACCCTTCCAGCCTCTAATATGGGACTTGAAATTGAGGATACTGAAGAAATCGATGAAGACAACTAATTCTTATACATAAAGTGATTTTCGACTCTGCTTGAATGCAGAGTTTTTTATTTTCTCATCTCCCCCACTCTCTCCTCTTTGAAAGGATGTGATTATTAATTGAGTCAACAATTAAAAATTGTAGTAACTCCAGTTGCCGACACCTCCGCTCAATCAGTTGAACAAATTAACAAGCAACTTAAAACACTACAATCTAAGTTAAACTCCCTTCAGCTCCAAACAAATATTGATGCTTCTGCTTTAAAAACCCTCAAAGAATTCTCTTCTGCAATTGAAACATATCAAAAAAATCTTAAGAATTACAATCAGACAGTTAAAGAAACACAAACGGTCATTAAGAATGCTGATGGGACAACTGAAAAAATCATTCAGCAGCACAAAAAGAATGGAGAAATACTTCAGCGAGAAATTAAGACGATTGATAATCGAAATCAAAAGATTCGTCAAGAAACTCAAGAAACAGCAAAATTAACCTCTGAAATTCAAAAGCTTGGCCAAGCTCAAAAGATAATTGAACGTCAAAATGCTCAAGGTATCAAGACAGGCACTACTCAAAAAAATCGTGATGGTTTTAAGGATATTACGTACAATCTCGACCAAAATGGGAATATTAAAAACTCAACCACTGTAACAAATATTGATCAACAAAGAAAAGCAATCGAACAGCTTAGAGTAAGCCTACAAAGACTAAAAGAGCAAGGGCAACTGTCTGAAGTCACCCTCTCCTCTCTTGGAAGAAAAATTAATTTAGCTCAGTCTACAGAACAAATTGAAGCACTCAGAGTCAAGCTTAAGACTCTTGATGACAAGTCAGCAGCAGTTGCAAAGACTAAAGAGCTTGAAAGGCAGTTAGAACTATATAGAAGACAAGCACAGGTAAATACTCAGAACCTGCAAAACAGATACGGCAGCTCATTGAGCAATGCAAGTAATCAACAGCTTCAACAGTATTTGAATTCAGTTAATCAATTAACTGCAAGGACACCTAATCTAAGAAATCAGATGGCTAGTCTTAATGTGCAGTTTAGGGAAATGTCCTCTAACATTGCTGCTACTACAAGGCAGACAATGAGTTTTGGAGAGCAGCTTCAAGTAGCAATGTCCCGCGTGCCTGTGTGGATGGCATCTATGACACTTTTTTATGCACCTTTGAGACTGCTTCAAGATCTCACCAGCCAAGTAATATCGCTTGACACTCAAATGACTGGCTTACGACGGGTTATGGACTTACCTGATTATAAGTTTAACGAGCTTCTTCAAAAATCTATTGATTTGAGTGATGAGTTAGCAAACAAGACTTCAGATGTTCTAACTATAATGAACGAATTTGGGCGTATGGGTTACAAAGATGATGAGCTATTAGATCTAACCAAGACAGCTCAAATGATGGAGAACATTAGTGAACTACAACCTGAAGATACCGTTAAAGCTCTCACAGCAGCGATGGTCAACTTCGGAATTCAATCTAAAGACAGCTTAAAAATCGCCGATGCATTGAACGAGGTTGATAATAATTTCCAAACAAGTACATTGGACTTGGCTCAATCAATGAGAAAGTCAGCTGCCGCTGCAAAAGTATATGGCGTGAGTATGGAAGAGTTATTGGGATTAAGCTTAGTCCTCCTTTGTAGCAATATAAAGGTAACAAACCTCTCTAATTGCTGGGAACTCCTTATAGGACAATCAGCAGCGAAGCCTCATTTGAGGAACGTTCAACGACTATCGCATAGGCGGTGAAATTCCGCAAAACGAGTAGGGCGCAAGTTATTGGCGTGGGTGAGACCCCCTTAAATCGAAACGGGAGGCATCCCAATGGGATGAAGATATAGTCTAGACTTATAGGTAACTATAAGCAGTAAACAGCGCATACAATGTAGCGAGTTGTATGGAATGATTCGATACTACAGCCATTCAATCATCCACTAAAGAAAGTGGTAACATTGTCGGTAAAATGATTGCTGACATTAAATCTCTTCTGATTGACTTGGAACTCCTAACGTTTAGTCGAGGACGACAAGGGGCAAGCGTAATGGTAGCCTGAACGACTGAGTGAAGAGACACAGAAATGTGAAGCGACAGTCTGAACTCTATGGAAACATAGAGAGTGAGGTTGAAGCGCCTCACCGCCATTTATAATGGTCAGTAGCCTTTTGGTGAAAGTAACAGAATTGAACGCCTTAAAAACAATATTCGCCAGAATCCAAACAAATGGAGCAGCCATTAAAAGTCTTGAGAGTGTAGGAATTGCAGTTAAAGATGTAGGTGGAGAAGCTATACCTGTATCTGAAATTCTTGAGAATCTTGCTTCTAAGTGGGACAGCCTCTCTGAGGCACAGAAGCAGCAAATCGGGGTATCAACAGCGGGCATGTTCCAAAATACGAGATTCCTAGGATTGATGGAAAATTTTGACACCGCAATTTCTGCGACATCTAGTGCTATGAATAGCCAGAACAGCGCCATGCGTGAGCAAGAACGCTACTCTGAAAGTTTGGAAGGTCGCCTAAACAGATTATCTGCTGCTTGGACAGGTCTTGCAGCAAATGCAGGTGAAGCTTTCCTCTCTGATGGAATAATTGCTTTTGCCGAAGCATTAAGAGACATCGTTCAAGTCGGTGGAGAAGTTATAAAAACGATTGGATTCCTGCCAAGTATTTTTGCATTAGCAAGCGCAGTTACTCTCCTTCTTAGTAAGAATGTAAGAACTCTTGCAACCGCACTAGTGCTCGGTACTTCTGCAATGAGACAAGAAACACTTGCAAGTATAGGTTTAAGTACGGGTATGACTCGTGCAGCAGTTGCATCGAGCTTACTGAAAACTGCGCTTAGAGGATTAATGGTTGCGACAGTTGTTGGTGCAGGTTTCATGGCTTTAGGCTTCGTAATCGAAAAACTTGTCTCTGCTTTTTCTGATGCTAAACAAGAACAAGAAAAGCTTGCAGAGTCACAAAAGAAAAGCGTTGAAGCAATAACCACAAATAAAGAACAGACCGATCAGTTAATACAAAAATATAAAGAGCTGCAAAAAGCAAAAGATAACGGTTCCCTCTCCCCTGACAAGGAGCAAGAATATCTACAGGTCACGCAACAATTAGCACAAACGTTCCCTAATTTGATTTCTGGCTATGACTCCCAAGGTAATGCCATCATTAAAAATAATGAAGCGTTAGAAGATGCCATAAAGTACACCAAAGAATTAGCCGAATTAAACAAAAAAGATATTCAAACTGGCGCAAATAGCAACTTTAAAGAAACCCTCAGTGATATCAGTAATCTGACTGATGAAATGAAAGAGTATCAAAAAGTCGCAGACCATTATAAAAACAACGATCGACCATTCTGGGATATCTTCGACAGCGACAGTGATTATAAAAATTTTGGAATTAAAGCTGAACAACAAGCTCTTCAAGTCAACCAAAAGTTATCTAGTTCTCAAGCTAAACTTAGAGAACAGGTGCTACAAACTGTTGACGCTTATAACTCCCTTAAAATCAACCCTCAGTTAACCAAAGATATTAACGAAGCCTTCAATAAAATTGACTTTAGTAAGATGACTTCTGATGAATTAGAGTCGTTTTCCATTAATGTTTCAAAATACATGGATGACATTCAGAAAGCATTAGAATCAGGAAATAAAGTTGATTTCTCAAGAGCATCTCAAGCACTTCAGAATTTAATTAACCAACAAATCAAAGGTTCTGATGAAGCTGACAAACTTTCCTTATCTTATGATGACCTAAAGAATGCTATAGACTCTACAAAAAATGCTGCTGATTCTGCAAAGATCACTTGGGATGAAAATGGTGAAGGTGTAAGCGAATTAACAGGAGAAGTTGAAGATTTAAGTCAAAAACTCAAGGATGCCAAAGGTGATCTAGAGGCAATAAAAGCTGTAATGGACGATCTGGTGGCTTCTCAACAAACAGAACTAGCTATTTCTGCCCTTCAAAATGAAGCATATGATTCTTTTGCTGACTCCATCTCCCCTCTCAATGAACTGCTTGAGAAAATGGCTGAAGGAAAAAGCATCTCAGCTGCTGAAGCAATGAAACTGGTTCAAAAAGAAAAAGACTTGGCTGGAGCTATTAGTGTTGAAAACGGCGTAGTTAAATTAAACCGAGATGCTATCATAAAACTACGTGATGCAAAACTTAAAGCATACAACGACATGCAAAAGTCAGTTAAACAGGATCTAATCAACCAGGCAAACGCAACAGTAAAGAAAATAAAGAACTATGGTTTAGAGGTCAAATCAATCCAGACTGTTGCCGATGCGCAAGCCAATCTTTCCAAAATGAGAAAACAAGTAGACACTTTGATGGAAAGTGGCAATATCCAGATGGCAATGCCAATCATTAAAGAAATAAACGAGTTGAGCGACGTCACTGGACAGTTAGAAGATCTGGATAAAATGGCTGAATTGGCCAACTCATCTTTAAATGAAGTTGGTACGTCCCTTGAGAAATATTCTGATGAACAAGAAAAAGCTAGCAAAGAAACTGAGAAATCCAAATACGTCATTGATAAATATAAAGAATCCCTTGAAAAAGTAAATGCGGAATTTGAGAAATACAACAAGCAAACCAATGATTATCCTAAATGGTCACAAAAATACAGAGACGCAATCAATAAGGAAATCAAGGCATTAGAGCGTAAGAAAAAGCTGATGCAAGATCAGATTAAACTGCTGAAACAGCAAATCAAATCTGGTTATATTCCTCAAACTGGACTTGTTACCTCCTCTTCCTCTTCTGGTTCTTCATCAGGCTCATATTCTTCTGGAGGATCATATTCCGGAAAATACTCTTCTTACATTAATGCTGCGGCAAGCAAATATGGTGTTGACCCTGCCCTAATCGCGGCAATTATTAAACAAGAATCAAGCTTCAATGCCAAAGCTCGTTCTAGCGCTGGAGCAATGGGTTTAATGCAACTCATGCCTAGTACTGCAAAAAGTCTAGGTGTAAAAAATGCATATGATCCCTACCAAAACATTATGGGCGGCACAAAATATATTTCTCAGATGCTTAACAAGTTTGGCGGAAACATCGAGAAAGCTTTAGCTGCTTACAACGCGGGGCCAGGAAACGTTATTAAATATGGTGGCGTCCCTCCTTTCAAAGAAACACAAAATTACGTTAAGACTATTCTTTCTAACTACAATAAGAGCTTATCTACCGCGACATCAAAAATCGCTAATTACTATACCAGCGCGAATGGATTTAGAGTAAGCTCAAAGTTTGGCCAAAAAGAAAGTGGTCTCCGCTCCTCCCCTCACAAAGGAACCGACTTCGCAGCCAAAGCTGGAACCCCTGTAAAAGCATTGAAAGCTGGTAAAGTCATAACCGCTACCTATTCAAAAACAGCAGGTAACTGGGTTGTCATTCAACAGGATGATGGAACAGTTGCAAAATATATGCACATGCAAAACGGCCTTAAAGTTAAGAAAGGTGATGTTGTATCTGCTGGCCAAACAATAGGTAAAGTAGGAAGCACTGGACACTCAACAGGAAACCACCTCCACCTACAAATTGAGCAAAATGGCAAACCAATTGACCCAGAAAAGTATATGCAGGGTTTAACCTCAGATCTTTCTCAGTCTGAAGCTGAAAGACAACAAGCCCTTTCACAGGCAAAATCGGATTTAATCGGTTTGCAAGGTGATTTAGATGCAGTTAATGATCAAATTCAAGACCTGCAATACGAATTGGTTCAATCCAAGCTTGATGAATTTGATAAACGGAAATCTGATCTAGAAGTCAAAATTGCTAAAAATGAGTCTTTAGCCAAACGTTACCTTTCTGACAGCAAGGAATTTCGCAAATATACAAATGAGCAGAAGAAAGCTGTTGACGAGCAACGCAAAATTCAACAACAAAAAATTAACTGGATCAACAAAGAGTTAAAAACAAATAAAAAACTTAACTATGCTCAACGCGATCAACTAAGAGAAGAGCTGAAACAGGCTAAATTAGATCTCATCTCCTTGCAAGACCAAGTTAGAGAGCTACAAGGGGAACTAATTCAGTCACAGGTTGACCAGACACTCAATAATATTGAGAAATCTGTTAAGAAAACTGAATCCAAGCTTAAAGATGTTGATATCAAGATTCAAATGACTGAGGATGACAATCAAAAAGTCAAGTACTACAGTCAGCAAATAAAATTGATTCAACAGCAACAAGCTGAAGCAAAAAAGTACATTAAGCAACTTGAAGCACAGAAAAAGGCAGCTAAAGGTTTCCCTGACATCCAGAAACAAATCACAGAGGAAATTGAAAACTGGAAGGATAAACAGAAGGAATACAACCTGGAGCTTTATAACACCAAGAAGTCCATTAAAGATATCTATAAATCACTCGCAGATGAAGTCGTTTCAATTTATAAAGAAATGTACGAAAAGATGCGTGATATTGAGCTGGAAGCACATCGAAAAGCAACTCAAGATATAATCGATGAAATTGATAAAGAAGACGACGAAGCCAAGTTCCAGAAATCCCTTAAAGAAAAACAGGATGCCATTCAAGAAACAAAAGACAAGATAAGCAAACTGTCTCTCGATGATTCAGATGAGGCAAAAGCAAAACTAAAAGATTTAGATAAGCAACTCCAAGAACAACAACAAGATCTTGATGAATTTTTAAAGGATCGTGAGAATTCTAAACGTAAAGAAGCATTACAGGATCAACTTGAAAAAGATGAGAAATCAATAAACACCAAGTATGATGATCTTGTCAACGACGAAAGAGCATTTAAAAAGCTTGAGGATAAGTTGATGAATGGAAAGATTACCGATATCGCCAAGCAGCTTAACGAGTTTTCAAAGTTCATTAACAGCAACATGGAATCTATTGGTAAGAGTATCTCCAACAATCTAATTGATAAGCTTAAAGAAGCCTCCAAAGCTTTAAATGTTGTAGTCGCTGGAAATACCACAGGTAAGAAAGTTGCCTCTTTTGATGTGGGTGGCTATACAGGAACATGGGGCAGTTCAGGAAGACTTGCAATGCTCCATGAACAAGAACTTGTTTTAAATAAAGCTGATACAAGCAATGTCTTGAAAATTGTTGAGCTCACCCGAAACATTTTTGGAGATATCCAAACAAAAGCTACACTCCCTTCCCCTAATGCTGCATCTAATCAAACGACAAGTAACCAAACATTTAATTTTAACTTTAATGTAGATAAGATGACTGGCTCTAAAGATGATGCAAATAAATTCTTAGGAGAAGCATTTAACATTGTATCAGCTAGAGGGGTTAAAATTTAGAGTCGGCAAGATGTCGACTCTTTCTGTTTTTTTGAAAGGATGGTGGTATATCGTCAATGATAAGAGAGAGCCTGTACTTTATTTTCGGGAACGAAAAATCCACAGATATGGGTGTTGAAAACGTCAATACTGATGGAGGGTTAGTTGAAGAAACATTCCTAGCTACCTCATCAATTAATGAAACCTCCATCAAGGGTAATGATACACCCTTCTATGAAGGGAAAAAACGTGACCCAAAGCAATTCAATCTTAATTTTTATATAAAGGATCACTGGAATCAAAAAAGAATCGCTAACATTAAACGATGGCTGGATGTTGATACATACCAGCCTTTTTCTTTCAGTGACAACCTTGACATTGTTTATTATGCAATGCCTGTAGATGCAAATGATTTAGTTCACAATGCCAGCAAGGAAGGCTATGTAAGGCTAACTATGAGGTGCGATTCTCCTTATGCCTACAGTAGGTCGATAACTACACCGTGGCACGACGCTACAAAGGAAAACATAACACTTGAGATTAACAACAAAGGCGAATGCACCATCATTCCATCGTTTAAAATTCAAAAGATCGGTAAGGGTGATGTTAAAATTGAAAATTTAAGTTGCTTCTCCTCCCCTTCTGAATTCACCGATCTTGAAGATGGCGAAATCATAACAGTTACTGGAGAAAAAGAAATTGTAGAATCATCAATATACGGAGATGAACGTTACGATAATTTTAATGATGAATACCTTCTACTCGGCTATGGGATGAACCGCATTAGAGTTTCAGGAAGATGTAGAATTCTTTTCAGTTATAGATTTAAATATCGTTAGGAGGTGCCTTTACTGTTTCAACAAGTAACGCAATCATTTAATTTAAGGAAGCCGAAACTTTCACTTGCTAAAGCTAACAAAAAGAAAATCGCAAATCTTGTCGATATCTCAAATGTTAATTTGACATTAAGACTAGGCGAAATCAATGAGTTGTCTTTCGCAGTACCTTTAAAAATTGAAATAGACAAACAATGGGTTAAGAATCCGCATCTCAAGCGCCTGAAATTACGAAGGCTCGTCAAGCTTTCTGCCTACAACTTCAAAGATGAATGGTTCATTATTAAAACAAAGCAAAAAACTGGTGCAGACAATGAATTACTGACATTTACGTGCATGTCACTTGGACATCAATTGAGCTATCGAAAAGTTAGAAGATATGAAGTCACTTCCTACAATATGCAACAAGTTACAAATGACTGTTTTGCAAACACAAACTGGAAAGCTGGATACATAAATCCTCTATTCAATGAAAAATTCCGCAGTTTTGATATTACCTCTTCTACAAAGTTAGACTTCCTCTTTAAAATATGCGAGACATTCGAAGCTGTCCCTGTATTTGACACCATAGAAAAAAAGGTGCATTTCTATACTGAAGATGAAGTATCAAATTACAAAGGGATGAGATTAAAATACGGTCAGTATTTGGATTCGATAGAAGACACTGAGGAACTTGAAGAAGTCTGTACCAGGCTTTATGTAACTGGGAAAGACGATCTCTCAATAAACGCTGCTAATCCAACTGGGCAAGCTTATATAGAAGATTTCACATATTTTCTTTATCCATTTGAGCGAGATAAAGATCGCAAGGTGATAACTCACAGTTACGAAATGAGCGATGAATTATGTCATGCTATTCTCGATTTTAATGAGTTCATCGATTCCCAAACTGAAACATTCTCTTCCCTTCTCTCTCGACAAACCGAGGAAGAAAAGAAACTTTCAGCACTTAACGCAGAAAAGGCAAAACTTAATTTAGAATACAAAATAATTTTAGATAAAATTGCAGTAGCAACAGAAGCGAAAGATCCAACTGCCGAGCTTATAAAAGAGCGAAAAGCTAAAGAAGTTGAAATTGAATCGAAAAAGAAGGAAATAGAAGAAAAAGAAAAACTGATTAAGGACATTCAGGATAAAATAACCCTTTTAAAGGGAAAATTGACGCTCGAAAGCCACCTTAATGATGAACTCAAGGAAGAATTGGCGGAATTTATAAATGAACAAGAATGGACTAATGACAATCTTTATGATGAAACTGATCTTTATGAAGCCGGACTTGAGGAAATGAAAAAACGCAACACCCCTCCAATCAATATTACAATGAGCATAGTTAATTTCTTTGGAATCTTAAGTGAGCATCAAAATTGGGACAGGCTTTCTATCGGAGATATTGTTCGAGTACAGCATGATCGCCTTGGAATTGATGTTAAAACAAAAGTAATTGAAATGACCTTTGACTTTGAGGCTAATAAGATTAATTTGACTGTGTCAAATTCAAAACGAGTTGAAACTGTTAAAGAAAAGATGGTCAAACTCGTTTATACAGTCAGTCATATAAACAACGACTATGCAATTAGAAAAATTGACTGGATGAATACCGCTGAGAATTTTAAAATCCGGAATGATCGCATTTCCACCCCAGTTACAGCTCCTACCGTCGCATCAGATGGAACGGCAATTACTCATGAACTGAATGACAATGGTTCAGTAGATATTGTTTTAAAATGGGAATACCCAGATTCTGATGAGGATAGATACAATATAGACGGATTTGAAGTTTATCTCTACTCCAGTGAATCATCTGATGAATATGTTTTTGGTTCTAAGATGAGCCATGAAGAAATGGTTAATGTGAAGTATGACAAGCGTTCTTACAAATTCACGGGACTTGCCTCGAATAAATACTACACTCTTGGTGTTAGAGCCTACCGTAGAGTTGATGCAGACATTGAGAGGACTGGAATTATTCTTTCTGATATTGTCCAGTCAAAACATATTACAGAGAACCCTTACCTCCCTTCTGCTATCACAGAAGTCAAAGGAAGAGTAAATGGACTTATCCAATCTGTGTCTAAAGAAAGACCTGTTAATCCGGAGGTCAATACAATTTGGATTAATCCAGATACCAATAAACAAGAATTATTTAACGGAGAAAAATGGATTGAGCAATCTGCAGGATCGGCCGATTCATTGAATGGATATACAGCAGAAGTTGCTGCTTCCCCTTATTCTATACCCGTCAGAGATGAAACTGGAACCATTAATGCATCAATTACTGGGAGTGCTACTCAACTTGGAGGCCGTAACTCTTCAGAGTATGCGCTAAAATCTGATGTCCCTTCTCCCCCGCAATATGCCATAGGGGAATATGTTGGAGACGGCAAACAGAGTAGATCAATAAGTCTTAATTTCATACCGAATGTTGTTAAAATCTATCCCACATCATCAGACGATACAGCTTTAATTATACAAAACAACTTAGGCGGTTATTCGTTCCAGAACGGTGATGCGGGTACTTACCTTAAGGGTGGGGACAAATCATATGGATCATTGAACCTGAATTATTTTGTTACTGGTTCAGACACAAACACTCGCGGCAACAAGTTGAATGTAAAATATATTTGGGAAGCTTACAAACAAAACTAAACGGAGGTGGATATATTGGAAGACACTCCAAAAATATATAACGATCCCATCTTGTCGAAAAAAAGAAAAGGATCGGTTGATGATCCTTATCAACTTTACAGTGAAACTCAAGTCATCTATAACGGAAAAGCCCAGTTAACTGAAATACCTAATAGAGAGATGAGAGTCGAAGTCTCAGGAGACGGGAAAGTGTGGAAAGAAGTAGAAGACGGTGAATTACAAGACGACTTTTTTAAGGTTGATTACCTTAACGGAGTTGTCTTTTTTAATGCATCAAATGAAGGTAAATCACTCCAGTTTAAGTACAGCGGTGAAGGAGCTTACTACTTTCCTGGATCTCGTATATGGACTAAAAGAAACGGAAATGAAGTTGTTGAAACGCTGGATTCATTAACAGAAAGAACGCGAAAAGCTACGGAAGAATCAGAAAAGGCAACTGAAGAATCTAAAAAGATTACGAAATGGACAAGATATGCGACTTCAGATTATGAAGACGTAGTCGCTGAAACAAGGAAAGTATACCTTCCTAAAGTCTATACATACACAGATATCATGTCCACTTACCCAAACCCTCAAATTGGATGGACAGTAGTCACAGAAGATACTCATGTTGAGTGGAGATGGGACGGTTATGACTGGATCGATATCGGAGTTTCAGATGTCTATGACGGGTTCAACGTTATTGTAAGTGAAGTTCCCCCAAATAACGTTAATCACCTATGGCTTCAAGCACCTGTTTCACCATTTGCAGCAAGAATCAAAAAATCCGAGACTGCTCCCCTTACTAATCAAATATGGCTCAAGATCGAATAACAATTTAGGAGGTAAATGATGAATTTTTTGAAATATTATGATCCCCTTTTGGAAAAGTGGGTATCTATTGAACTTGAGGCAATAAGTTCAGACGGCGAAAGATGGACAGCTCCAATGATCACACTAAAATTCAAAGAAGTGATTAATCAAATTGGGGATGTAAAACAGGACATCACGGATGTTCAAAACCAATTTGAAAAAGAAATAGAAAATATCTCAAACAATATAAACAGCATCGAGAAAATTATTGGCGATGTCTCCAAATTCAAGACAATTGGTGACACATTAGTCGATAAGATAATTAATCAATTTGCTCAACGCAGCGTGAATGTTAAAGATTATGGGGCAAAAGGTGACGGCTTAACTGATGATACTGTTGCATTTGAAAAAGCTCTTGGAAGTGGATTTTCTAATGTATTTGTTCCTGAAGGGACTTACATGGTTAAAGGTATTAAGATTCCTTCATTTACTCGTCTATATGGAACTGGCGCAAAATCTATAATTAAACTTCATCCAGATACCTCCCCCACTACCCATGTCATCACTAATAAAGATTACACGAATGGCAACTCCTATATTCAAATCGAAAATCTCCTCGCTGACTGGAATTTAAATAAGAAAAACAACAAAATCGGATCGGGGCCAAATGCAAGCTGCGTAAATATAACAAATAGTCAGTTTGTTTGGATTAAAAATGTTCATGCGAAAGACGCTGGATTGCATGGATTCGATGTTACTTCCCCTAAGTACAATTCATCTTCTGATGGGGCTAATTATTATCAACCAAAGGGTTCTAAGTATGTTTGGATTGACAGTTGTACAGCTTGGAATTTTGGGGATGATGGTTTTACAACCCACTTCTCTGACTTCGTATTTCATTCAAACTGCTACTCTTATAACGGTAATGGATCTGCTCACAACACTGGAGTAAGTAATACCAATGGATATGAAGCTGATGACGGCTCTAGACACATTTGGTTCAACAATTGTCACAGTAAAAATAATTGTAGAGGTTTCGAAGTTAAAGCTCACAGTATCGCCCCTGCTGCTCAAAATGTGCATTTAGTAAATTGTTCATCAGAAAATGATATTCGATCTTTTGACTTTAGACATATTGGACACCACCTTGCTTCAGATCCTATATCTAAGAGTGCATTCAACGTAAGTGCTACTAACTGCACTTCTCTTCGACCTCAATTTGGGAGTCTCTATAAAGATCTTGCACCCAGAGCGCTGGTTATTTCCGCATTCAGAAATGTGAATGTAAATAACTTCACTGCAATCGGAGATCCTTCATATGACTATAAAGGGAATCCTGTTATTGCAACTCAGTATAAATCGAGAAATATAAACCTGAACAACATTTCAGTGTCAAACTTTAAAACTGCAGAGGCTGACATTTATGTTTATGGTGGAGATCAGAAATCAGACAACGTAAATATTTCAAATGTTAACAGTTTCGAGTCAGCCAGAGTGGGAGTGCGTATTGGGAGTGGCACCGAAAACGTTAGGCTTACAAATGCAAGCCTAATTGGGTATGGAAAAAGTGACAGCGTTGGAGTATATTGCTCTAACTCTCAAGCAAGCTTATTCGGGATTTCTGTTGAGAAATATAAAAAAGCTGCAACGATTGCAGGTGTAGATTATTCTTTTGTCCCAAACTTAATAAAAAACGGGACGCGAATTGCATCCTCAAGTGGCGAGGTAAAAAACGTCACATCCTCACTTTTAAGCTCAAGCGCTGGGTGCGTAGCATCTGGACACGACTCCACCGTCATCGCTTCTTCTAATTCAAAAGCAACTGGCACAAGATCCGCAGTTATTGGCTCCACCGGAGGAACAATAACAAGAGGAATTCGTACTGCTGCTATTGCCTCATCCGGTGGCTCTTCAGTTCACGGGAGTAGAGCTGCAGTTATTACATCTAATAACTCACATACGACAAACAAAGACGGTGGATATGCTAAAACTGTTCTCTCATCGAACAACGTTATAAACGATATGAACTATCATGTTGTAGGTGGTTATGGCGACGGATCAAAAGCTTCTACTGCAAATATCAAATGGGATATCAGCTCGTTTTCAGGAAACATAAAGGCCAGTGGAAAAATAACTGGCTCTTCTGTGTTCAGTGACTATGCCGAGTACTTCGAAAGTGTAGATGGCCAAAAAATTGACACTGGCTATCTAGTGACATTAGAAGGCGACAAAATCAGAAAAGCTGAAAAGGGTGACTTTTTATTAGGTGTAATTTCTGAGACAGCAGGCTTTGTTTTAGGTGAATCTACATTTCACTGGCAAGGTCGCTACAAAAAAAATGAATTTGGTGGATTGGTTTATAAAGAGTTGATCAACGAGCATGGGAAAACATATCGTGTCCCTGTTGAGAATGAAGAATACGATCCATCAACAGATTATGCATCAAGAACTGAAAGAGATGAATGGAATGTTGTTGGACTTGTAGGACAGGTTTTTGTTCGAATTGATGACACTTTGAGCGTCGGAGATTATTTCGAAGCTAATAACGGAATTGCAACCAAAACTGATAATCCAAATAGCAGATGGAGAGTAATGAAAATTACCAAACCATATTCAAAAAAAGATAGTTACGGAGTTGCTATATGCTTCATCCGGTAATTTTAGATGGAGGTGAAAAATGAACACATTAAGCTTTTATAACAAAAAGAAAGATAAATGGGAAGACATATACACAACAGGTATTACAAATGGAAAAACAGTTGTAAATGCTAATGAGCTATTCGAAAGTCTGACAGAAATTTCAGATTCACATATTGATTCTCACTCAAATACCCACAATACCCTCAAAGATCGTCTTGACTATGAGCACAACCAATTAAATCATGATTTGGAGAGCAGGTCTTTAAATGTTTTAAATTATCTAATTGCTGGCGAACTCGATATGAGCTTGTGTATTCAGCGCGCTTTAGAAGATGCATACAAAAAAGGCGGAGCACAGGTATATGTCCCTGCCCGCCCTACTCCTTATATTTTAAAAAAGACACTATTTATCAAAGAGAACACATCATTAATTTTAAATGAAAATGCTGTTTTCGACCGCCAACACATTGACGATTTCATTGTAAACTTCAAAAAAGAAAAAGGGAATTCAAAACTAACCGGTTACAATGGTTACTCTAATATCACAATTGAAGGTGGAATTTGGAGATCTAATGGTGATGTTTATAAGGGTGGACAAGCAATCTTACTTGCTCATGCAAAAAATGTCACTGTTCGTAATTTAACGATCTATGATGTATATGGCGGACATGCTGTTGAATTTAATGGCATTGACACAGGGGTAATTGAAAATGTTAAGGCATTTGGTTTTACTGGACAATATTACCGAGGTGCATTTCAAATTGATCTTGATAAAGATGGTAATCCACCTACTCTTGGAGAATACGGAAGCTTTGACGGAACACCATGTAAGAACATCACTGTCAAAAAATGTGCGGTAGGCGCTTCGGAAAAAATGGGCTCATGGGGACGCGCCGTAGAGTCACACAGCTCTTATATTGGGATATCGCATGAGAACATTAGAATAGAAAAGAACAAGATACATGGTACACAAGATGCTGCAATTCGAGCTTATGCATGGAATGATGTTTATATAGCTGGCAACCAAATTACGAATTGCGGTTCAGGTATCATTATAAATTCTCCCCTTCTAGATAAACCAGAGGATACTGTGAACCTTGAAGGTAAACAAACTAACGGTTCACAAAAACAATCAAACATAACCATTGAGAACAACACAATTGATACTACGACCCTTGCTAGTGGATTGCTTGGAGGTATTGGAGTTTGGGGACAAGGTAAAGGCGGCACTCTTTTAAATGTAATCGTTCATAACAATACCATTAAAAATACGGCAAATAATGCAGATGGTATCTATATTAAAGAAGCGCATTTTATAAAAATTAAAACGAACCACCTTGAAAAGATTGGTTACAACGGCATCGTTGCTGTAGGTGCGCGTTTTGGAAATATTACAGAGAATTCGATTTCTGAAACAGCCATTACCGGGATATATGTCTCTTCCTCTGAATCTAATAGTGAATCAGTTCAAGTAAATAATAACATTGTCATGAATGGTGGCGGACACGGTATCCATCTAACAAATGAAACCCAAAAATCTCAAGTCCATAGTAATACAGTTGTGAATATGGGAAACAAGGAACTCAACCGCTACAACGGAATCTATATCACAACCAAATGCAAACACATATCAATCCGGAACAATGACATCTACTCCTCTTCAAAAAAACTAATTGCTGGGGTTTTGGTTACTTCAGCAAATAGCAGCATCGTTGAATCTGCCAACTATATTCCAAATTCAGAATTTTATTATCAGAAGCCTATTGTAAATCAAGCAAGTTAATTAAAGGAGGTGGTTAAATTCTGAATAAAATTTAGATTTCATTCAAATTACATATTAGCAAAACAGAGAAAACAAGAGCATATGTGAGAACGAGAGAGATTGGTAAACAGCCAGTCTCTTTTTTAATGCTCAAAAACAAACAGGAGTGATTTAATTTGGTTAAAGTCGTAAAAAATTTTGTGAAAGTCAATCAATACACTCGTCCAGGTCTAAAGCTCTCTGGTGTTAAAGGAATTGTAATGCACTGGACTGCAACTCCAGGAGCTACTGCGTTAAATGAGCGAAATTATTTCAATGGTACATGTATTGCTGATAAACGTTTTGCTTCCGCACATTACTTTGTAGATCGAAACGAAGCACAATACATTATCCCTGAAAACGAAATGGCTTATCATGCACACGATCAAAATCGATGCTATGTGAGCTTCCTTAAACCCAATGCTAACCAAACAGCAATTGGTGTTGAAATGTGTGTAGAGAAAAACGGTACAATTCATGATGAGACTGTGCAGAATGCTGCCGAATTGGTGGCTGATCTTTGCAAAAGATTCAAATTATCTACAGAAAAAATCGTCCGCCACTATGATGTAACGAACAAGAACTGTCCTGCTCCTTGGGTAAGTGACTCAAGCAAACTTACCGCATTCCGTAAAAAAGTTGATAGCCTACTTGGGAATAAGACAGTTTCTAATTCTACGGCACCTTCAAGTACGAAAAGCTCTTCTTCCTCTTCTGCTGCTAGTGGTTCCCTGAAATCAAAAGTTAACGGACTTCGCTTTTATTCTAAACCTTCATGGGAAGACAAAGATGTTGTTGGCACGGTGAATAAAGGCTATGGTTTCCCTACTGTTGTTGAAAAAGTGAAAGTAGGAAGCGCTTATCAGTACAAGGTTAAAAACTCTAAAGGAGCAACATATTATATCACTGCTTCTGATAAATATGTCGAAGTTTCAGGAAGTGTTAAGACTGCCTCCTCCCCTTCTAAATCAACAGCATCAAAATCCAGCTCTGGATCTTCCTCAATTAAATCTGTGGGAAAAATTAAAATTGTTGGAGTATCAAATGCTGCAATTGTTATGGACAAGCCTGATCGTAACAATTCAAAGAATATCGGAACAGTTAAACTTGGCAGCAAAATTGACATTTCTGGATCAGTGAAAGGGAAAAATAACCCTAAAGGCTATTGGGAAGTCATTTACAATGGCAGACGCGGTTATGTTTCAGGTCAGTTTGGCACAAGAGTCTAATTGATCTTTAAATATCATTAAGGATATCTGCTGATCTTAGCTGATCAATGGGTATCCTCTATTTCTACTGGAGGTGAACAACGTGGGATAACGTACACCTCCTTTATTATTGATAAAGGACGGTTGAATTTGTGGCTGAAGTAAATGTAAACACACGGTTAAGTGTCTTAGAAGAAAAAATGAAAAATCATCAAGAAAAAATTACAAATTTAGAAGCAAGAACGGAAGACATGAGTCGATTAACAACTCTTATGGAACAACAAATCGAAATAAACAAAGATGCCCAAAAACAATCGCGCGAACAATTTGTCACATTGACTGAGATGAATAACAGCTTAAAAAATCTAAGCAAGTCATATGAAAAACTCGATAATCGAGTGGGCATTCTGGAACAATCAGATTCCAATAGAAAAATTGATCCAGGTCAATTTGGTAAAGACCTCATGTACAAGGTTTTACCTACCGTAATCGCAACGTTAGTCGGTGCATGGCTGCTTATACATTTTGGACTTAAATAAGTAAAGGAGATTGGTATTATGACTAAAATCAACTGGAAAGTTCGTTTAAATAATAAGCTTTTTCTTACTGCATTAGCTTCACAAACTGCAGTTATGATACAGGGAATTATTGCGGGGTTAGTTGGCCTGGGTATAATGGACATCGATTTATCTCAATTGGACAACTCGCTTAAAATCTCTCTTGGCATTGTAGATACAGTCTTAATTTACCTGTCTTTCTTAGGAATCATCAAAGACCCAACAACTAAAGGCATCTCTGATAGCGATCAAGCAATGGATTATGAAGAGCCTAGACAATAATGTGAAGGAATGATTTAATGAAAACGACTGTTACATACTCCCCCTATCCATCAAATTTTTCAGAAGTGCATATTAACACCGGAGAGGAGAAATCAATTAAACTTAGGCTTGTTTCATCTCCACTTCCTGATGTCCCTCCTCAGAATGATTCAGAAAACACTGAAGAAAATACTGTAGAGATTTCATCAGCCATAGTGACTGAACCTAGTTTAAGAATTGAAATCAATGATGGAATTTCGACTGAGGAGCTGATGACATTAAACAAAGAGGATGCTAAGGTTTTACTTCAGGTACTCAGAGACTTTGTTAAGCATGTAGTGCTTAAGGGAGTTTCTCCCCTCTGA